TGATGAAGCTGAACGGTTGACTACTGGTATTGCTGAAAAAGTTGAATCAATTGAAACGGCAACCGAAAATAATAAATCACAAATTAAAATCAAATTCACAGAGCAACGGCAAGACTTGAAAGATATTATCGAATTATCAAAAGGTAAAATTACTGCATCTCAAAATATTATTGCATCCGCAGAAGATAAACTTAATTTAAAAGATGCTGAATTAGACAAACAAATGAAACAGGAAATTGCAGATATAAAGAAAAAGTACGAAGAATTGTTTTACCTTGAAAAAATAAATATGGATAAAAATGTTGAAGAACAGGCGAAATTAATCAACCTTCAAAATCAAAAGATTGCCGCAAAAGAGCAGGAAATAACTTCGCTGGCTGACCTTGAAAAACAAGAGTTGAAAGCCGAAGATACCAAGAAGGAATCAGCTATTGAAAAAGAAAAATTAAGAGCTGGCAAAGCTACTGAATATTTAAAATCACATGTTAAAACCGATACTCAGCCATTACAAACCGAAGCCGATAAAGTGGCTAACATGCAAAGTTATCTTCGTGAATGGGATAGAATGCTTGATATTCGCGATGGTAAACTGGCTACTAAAAAAGCATATTCTGATAGCTTAACAAACATCGTCACAACCGCTAGAAACAAACCTGCTGAACTTTTAAAACAACATAAATTGCCGATTGATGGTATTTCGGTTGATGAAAATAGCATGATTCGGATTAATGGTACTTTACTCGATGGTCTATCCGATGGTGAAAAATTAGAAGCAGCTTTTAAAATTGCATTACAGCGTATTGGGGAATTACGCATCATGTGCCTCGATGGTTTTGAAAAACTCAATGAATCTGAACAAAATAAGATTATCAAAATTTGCGAAGATAACGATATTCAAGCGTTTGTCACTATTACTAAAGATATGGAAAATGGTAGCTTTAATATTGTTAATGGAACTTGGAATAAAGATCATTATGGAGTTAAGGGGTGCTTAGAATAATGCCAAATCATATACCAGCCGAAATAGTAAACAGTACAGACATTGAAGTTTTAGAGAAACAATTTAAAGAGCAAATCAAAATGCGTGATAATATGTGCGGTTCTATGTATTGGAATATCGTAAATGACGACTGCATTTGGTTGAAAAATAGAATTAATTATTTAAAAGGACGTGCTAACAATGAATAATGTAACAACTTTAGACCAACAACCTACTTTTAATACTGGCAACGCTATTAAACCAGTAAATACAGAAGCGGTTATAAGTCGTCAAGCACAGGAAGTACAGGCGGCTATGGTAGTAGCTAAACGATTCCCACGTGATGAAAATGAAGCGTATGCACGCATAATGCAGTCTTGTAAAAGAAAATCATTAGCTGAACAGGCTGAATATGAATTCCCTAGAGGCGGTCAAAAGGTTATCGGTCCATCAATCAGACTAGCGGAAACATTAGCTAGAAATTGGGGCAACTTGGATTATGGAATCGTTGAATTAGAACAGCGAAACGGCGAAAGTACAATGATGGCTTACGCTTGGGATTTGGAAACTAATACACGGCAAACTAAAGTATTTGCAGTACGCCACGAACGCAAAGCGAAAGGTAAAATTAATTCACTTGATGACCCTAGAGATATTTATGAATTAGTCGCAAATAACGGTTCTAGGCGTGTAAGGGCTTGCATCTTAGGAATTATCCCGGGTGATATTGTAGATGCTGCGGTTGACCAGTGCCGTTCTACATTAAGAAATGGTAATAGCGAACCGCTAAACGATCGTATTCGGAAAATGATTGTTGCTTTTGATGAAAAGTTCCAAGTATCTAAAGAAATGTTAGAAAAATATATTGGTTGTGAAGATACAGCATTTAGCGAAAATGATGTGTTGAGACTTGGAAAGGTTTTCAATTCTCTAAAAGATGGGATGGCAAAACGTGAAGATGTTTTTAATATCGCTAAACCAAAAACTGAAAGAGAAGTGCCAGACTTGAAACTAAGCAATGAAGTATCTCATTTTGATGCGAAAGACGGTGAAAAATAATGGCGTTTGGAAAGATAAATACTTTAGTTGTTTTCCACTCTAATAGAAGTGATATTTTTAAGGTTGGTCAATTGGTTGGCGCAACAGAAAAAGCTAGACAAATCGCTGAAATAAAAGATATCGGTGCGGAATTTGAAAGTAGTATTTTTACTGGCTATGATTTGTTTGACGAAAACGGCAATGCAATTGCAAGATTTAAAAACGGAACATATGCAACTTGGTTTGATGAACCAGAAAAAGGTGAAAAATAATGTCTAACCCATTTGTTTTAACACGAGATAATTACTTTTCACCAGAAGCCGAAGCATTATTTCTAGGGTCATCAAGTTTTAAGGCATGGGATAAAGAACATGGAGCTACAGAAGTATTTGGTCATACAGTCGCCGGAGGATGTGAAGCTAGGGAAGTAGCTAAACGTAAAGGAGAATGGCAAGATAAAGAAAAATTAGCTTTCTTGGTTGGTAATTATATTCATACATGGTCTAGTTCCGAAGAGGATTTTAAAAATTTCTGCCAAGAAAATTCTAGTGCAATATATAAACCAAAAGGTGGAATGTATGCTGATTTTGTTAAAGCAGATAAAATGATTGCTTGCTTAAAAGACGATCCCGCAATAGAAAAAATGAGAGAAGGGAAAAAAGAGCAGATATTCGTTGGTAAAATTTTCGGTGTAGATTTTAAAATTCAAGTTGATATTTTAAATGTTTTAGAGTGTAGATTTTGCGATATTAAAACTACTGAAAACATAAGCAAAACACATTACAATCCACAAACTCAAGAAAGAGAAACTTTCATTCAGAAATTCGATTATTTGTTGCAATTCTCAATTTACGCTGAAATTTTACGGCAGAATTACAAGCAAATTTTAGAAGATGCATTGAATATTTATACCGAAAAGCAGCTAGAAAAATTCATTAAATTAGTTAAAGATAATCGTTATCTTGATTGCTATATTTTGGCGGTAGACAAGCAAGAAATCCCTGACCATGAAATAATTTTTATGGACTTGGACGGATTCATAAAAGAAAAGCTACAGGAAATTGAATTTAAATTACCGCATATTGTGGCAGTAAGAAACGGAGAAATAGAACCTATGCGGTGCGAACGGTGCGAATATTGCCGTTCAACCAAGAAGATTACTAAGCCCATTCACTGGCTTGACTTGGGGAGTGAGTTAAGATGAAACAACGGTTTTTAGAACTTCTTTTATCGGTTGTTCGAAGAGGGATTCCAAAACTTCCAAATTACATAGAAAACGAAACAGACTTTTTTACCGCACCAGCTTCAAGCCAATATCACGGTGCATATGCAGGCGGCTTAGTTGAGCATAGTTTGGCAGTTTACGAAAACTTAGTTAAGGTTTGTAGCACATTTAATATTGAGGTTGACAATGATTCGTTAATCATTTGCGGATTACTTCACGACCTTTGTAAAGCGAATTTTTATACAGTTGATTTCCGTAATAAGAAAAATGAGTTTGGCGTATGGGAGAAGGTTCCTTTTTATAAAATTGACGATCAACTACCTTTTGGGCATGGCGAAAAATCAGTAATGATTATTCAAAAGTTTATTCAATTAAAAGATGAAGAAATAGCAGCTATTCGTTGGCATATGGGAAGTTATGATGATGCAGCAAAAAGTTATGGTGGTGGACAATCTTTAAGTGCAGCAATGGGTAAATGGAAACTTGTCCTAGCTCTACAAATGGCAGATATGGCAGCTTGCTATTTTGACAATAAGTAATTTATAGGCTAGTTAATTCTAGCCTTCCCACAAAAATAAATTTTATACGGAGTGATTACATGAAGCCAACCGTAAAATACAACAACTCACTCAAAAAGATGGACAATTTTACAGCGTACACAATTGCACGAAACGCATTGATCGAAAGCGGCAACCAGAAAGAATTAGAGAAAATGTTGGAGCATATGAAAACATCGAAAAGTCAAGCAGAAACCTTGAAAATTATACAGATGTATGTAACGTTTGAGAGGAATTGAGAAGGTGAATAAATGAAACGCTTAATCGCCATCAAAAAGCATAAAAACGGCTGTGATGAATGCGGTAAACAGATTATAAAAGGTGATGTTTATTACACTAAGCGCAAAGTATTCACGGAAGACGATAAGGTTTATGCGTGGCAATATAAAGTATGCGCCAAATGTAATTATTACGGCAATCACCATAGTGAACGGTATGTAAAATTTACAGATAAGTGTATACATCCAGAAAAGTTTATTGATACTGAATGGCGTTACATACCCGGTGAATGCGTAAAAGAACCCGATTATGATTATTGCAGATTGTGCGGTGCAGTATTATTTTAAAAACACAAGTTTGAAAGCGTGGTGATAACTTGGCACAAGTAACATGGATAAAAATGAATACGGATATGTTTGATAACGCAAAAATTAAGTATATTCGTAATTTGCCGCAAGGAAATGACATATTGCTTATATGGATAATGGTATTGGTCAAAGCTGGTCGCTGTAATGCTAATGGGTTTATCTTCTTGACTGAAAATGTTCCTTACGAATGTCAAACCTTTGCTAATGAATTTGGACTACAACCGAGCATAGTTGACCTTGCTTTTAAAACTTTTGAATATTTAAAAATGATAGAAGTTGATGGACAAGGGTTTATATGTGTTATCGGTTGGGAAGAACACCAAAACGCTGCAAAGCTAGAAGAAATAAGGGAACATAACCGATTAGCAAAGAAAAAATCAAGAGAAAAACAACGCCTTTTATCCTCTAAAAACGTCAATGACAAGTCAGGACAAGTCTTTGACAGTCACGACACAGATATAGATAAAGATATAGAGATAGAAAAAGAAGAAGATAAAGAGATATATATACCGTTCCGTGAAATTATCGACCATCTAAATCAAGTGTGTGGAACGAACTATAAACACACAGCAGAAAGCCATAAAAAACATATTCGTGCTAGATGGAATGAAAAGTATACGCTTGATGATTTTAAAATGGTTATTGATAAAAAGGCTACGGAATGGCTAAACACAGAACAAGCTAAATTTTTAAGACCAGAAACACTGTTTGGTAATAAATTTGATGGATACCTTAATCAACTAGCCAGCAATAAGCCCAATAATAAGCCCCAAAGCCAGCTAGATATGATTAAAAATCTGTTAGGAGAAGATGATGGAGCAGAAACAAACATTAAAGATACTAGCACCATTGATACTAGCTTTTTCTAGATCGGGAATGAATGAGGATAACATGAACCTGTACGCAACGGTTTTGTCGGAGTTATCGGAACATGAGCTAAAAGCTGGCGTTTTAAAGTGTATGCGTACATGTAAATTCTTCCCTAGTATTGCTGAAATCATGGAAGTATCTAATGAAATGGTACAAGTTGCCACAAAAACAAAAGTTAAATCACCGGATGAAGCATGGAATGAAGTCCAGAAGCAGATGCAAGAAGCATTCGTCTATAAAGAACCTAAATTTTCAACACAAGAGATTAAAACGGCAGCTTTAGCAATGGGATGGATTGGACTATGTGAAACTCCTACTGACCAAATAGGAACGGCTAGAGCACAGTTTTTACGAATGTATGAAAGCGTATGCAAGCGTAAAAAAGAAGATCGTATAAATAACAACGTCATTCAGATAATGGGCGGTAAAAATAAAACGGCAGAGTTGGTTGGTAATGTAACTAAAAAGATTGGAGGAATAAAGTAAATGAATACCTATGAAATAGTATTTAACTATGATGGTCACACGAGGAATGTTAGTGCTGAAACAGCTGGTAAAGCTAAATATAATTTATTTTTAGAACTGTCAGATTGTTTTAATTGCACATTTAAAGAATTCTTAGGATTTATAAAATGTAAAGCATTAGGTAAATTCAAACCAAAAGATTTATTTGGCGATAAAGAACAATTTGACAGGATGAAAGGAATGCGTGATATACCTTTTGCTTACATGGGAATGAAAATTGAAGTTTGCGGTAAGATGGGGACTATTGTTGGTAGTAATAGAGGGCTAAACCTTAATGTAGTTAAGGACGGAACATGTTATATAGACAATTGCCACCCATGGTATAAAACAAAATATTTTGATAGCAAAGGAAATGTTATTAGAGAATATGGAGCATAATTGCTTACTAAGGCGGTGATAAAAATTGAAATACCTAAACTCACAAGGCATAAATGACTTAGGCGTAATGGGATATATGTGCGGCAATCTAAAAGAAATGCGGTCCAGAATCGACAAGGATTGGTCGGCAGAAACCAAACGATCTGTAAGTATGGCAGTAACCTATACCGACAAGGCGTACATATCAATTTGCAGTGAACTTGATAAGAAACAGGGTAAATTGCTAGTTAATAGATTAAATTCGTGGAAAACTGCAAAGATGCACATCATCAGAAAAGGTGAAGTTAGAAACGATGTGCGAACGGTAGAAGTGGAACGAGACGATTTTTATAAACTAGTTGAATATTATGTGCAAGAATGTTGCAAAGGTTGCCGACAGCCAGATAAATGTAGTTTGCGAGACATGTTTATAAAGTATGATGTGCCGATCAGTGAGGATGGCGGTAAATGCCCATATTGGAATGAGGGAGGTAAATAAAATGAAAATAATTACATTATGCGGTTCCACAAAATTTAAAAAAGAATTTGAAGATGCAAACAGAAAATTAACTTTACAGGGAAATATGGTTTTATCAGTTGGATTATTTGGACATGCAGATAACATTGAATTAACTACAGAAACAAAAGAAATGCTAGATAAGTTACATATAGAAAAAATAAAATGTTCAGATGAAATATTTGTTATTAATGTTGGTGGATACATTGGTGAAAGTACGATGAATGAAATTAATTATGCTAAATCAATAGATAGGGTTGTAAATTATTTGGAGGTAAATAAATGATCGATAAAGACCTAAAAACAATAGCAAATCATTTTAAATATGATAATCAAAAGTCAAAGACAATAGAAGAAGCAGAAGAATTTTTGGAAGCTTTAGAAGAATATCATAACAATAAAAATGTTAAAAATTTAGAACATTTAACAGAAGAAATAGCAGATTTAGAAATATGTTTATCACAACTTAAATATTTAATTGGAATTAATCAATATGTTGAAGAAGTTAAGCAACAAAAAATCCAGCGAACTCTAGAAAGAATAGAAACAGGGTACTACAGTAAACCATAAAATAAAACATACCCCACCTAGTTTCCCCAACATCAAACAAAATATGCACGACTAGCATACTTATATGGACGAGCATAAAATAAGTGATTTAAAACTAATTTGAGGTGAAACAAATGAGTGAATTACAACCTAAAAGTAATGATATAAAAATATGGAGATATTACCTACCTAACACTGAAAGGAAAGGTTGGGGAATATTCATTATCGATGAAAAAGGATATTTCTCGGCGGTTACGGACTACGGTAATTATGCTTTTATGTGGAGTAGTTTTGGCAGTGATGATTTTAGAGAATTTGTAATTGAAATATCAAATAATCCCGGTTATGTACTAGGAAAAGTCGCGAAAAAAGAATATGACGGAGAGCAAACATGCAAAGACATAAAAGAATTAATTATTGAATTACGTAGGGATGGTAGCTTTGCAAAAGAAGAAGCACGTAGAGAATGGGACTTGCTAAAAGATAACGAATGGCTTGAAACAGATGTAAATTTCACAAGATTTTATGATGAAACGGAAATTGATGATGTTTGTGAATTTTATCGTAAATCATACGGATTAGATGAAATGGAATTTGCTAAAGAATTATTACCTAGATTAGCGGAAGAAATAAAGAAACAACTTCAAAGCGAGGTTAAATGATGAAAGATTGGAAATGTGTAGCTTGCGGTTGCGAAATAAAAGTAGAAGATGATTATGAACCAGAATATTGCTGTAGTGGTAAAGATTGCGGCTGTATGGGCAGACCGATCAATCCAGAATTTTGTAATGAATGTGAAATAAAAATATTTGGAGAACAAGCAATAAAGGAACGTGATAATAATGAATTACACAATACCTAAATCAAGACAACAAGTGATAGAAATATATAACGATTTAATGAGCAGACCTATTATATATTACACTAAGTATGACATGTTTATCGGTGCGTTGTGTGAATGTAGCGATAAAGAGTTTAAAGAATATAATGCCAATGATAAAGATGACCGGAATAATTGCAATATATGTGATAGTTTTTATTTTGATTGTGATAACTTTGCCGATTGTAAAGACGTTTACTATGAAATATTTAGCAAGCGTTGGAATGAATAGGAGCTGATTAAATGAGCGAAATACAAACTGCAATAAACTACATAAAAATTCAGATAAAAAACAATGAAGATAAATTGATGGATTCTAGCATTAAGCAAGCGTATAAAACTATATTATTAGCGTTAAAAAAACAAGTAGCGGTGAAAGTAATTAAAAGAAAACACTCACTATCTGGTTGTATTTGTACAATTTGCTTAGCTGAACTAAATGGGGATGAAAAATATTGTAAATTTTGCGGTCAAAAAATTGATTGGAGCTGATTAAATGAAATACAGTGATAAATTAGTAGACCAGTTGATTGAAACAATTGCCAATGATGAAGATATCCCACTTTGTCCAAATGATGCTGGAATAGAAAAACAAGGCGAATGTGATGGAGACTGTAAAGAGTGTTGGCAAAAATCATTGGCAGGTGAGGATGAATGACAGTAGATGAAAGAAAAGATTTATTATATGCATTAGCATCAAACTATATAATTGAAAGCGAAAAAACGAAGTATATAACAGAGAAAACGCAACTAGCTATACATATGCAAAAGGTGTATTAGTTGGGGCATGTATGGCATTTGAATTAGATATGAAAGAAGATGACGATAGTTTAATTATAATCAGCGATAAAAAGAAAAAGGTTATATGTAAATTTCGCAAAGGAGATCATTTTGATGATAGATGAATTATTAACCGTGTTTTTAACAGCAATTAAAATACTAACAACAGTAATATTCCTAGCGTACATTTATTGCAAATTTGGCGAGTATCAAGAGCGTAAAAAGTACAAAAAGTTTGGCAGTGAAACGAAGGATAGGATCATGAGAACGATTGTGAAGAGGTGAGGTAATTGGAAATTCCGGATATAGAAAGATTTAAGAATATGACTATTGATGAAATGGGTAGGATTGGTGCAGAACAATGTATCAATGAATTGATTGAGTACATAGAGCAATTAGAAAAACGTGAAAAAGCACTAAAAAGATTATTAAGTATTTAAAATAGTAGGTGAAATAAATGCTAAGAGATCATGATTTGAAAAATATGATTTACAACCTAGAAGAACGAAAAAACATAGACGTAGTACAATTTTCTAAAAATGCAGTAGCAGAGATATTGTCATATTTAAATGAGTTGCAAGACATTAGAAAGAAAGTGATCGGTAATGATTAACCAGTCAGCAATAGAAGCACAAGCAGAAAAGTTAAAGATAGAGACAAACATGGAAATAATCGCAGTTTACACAGAGTTTGGCAGTGTTCAATATTTCCCAGCAAGCACGAAGTTAGCGGAAGGTTTTGAATTGCTATATGCGACGAAAGAAAGTGAGGACAAATAAATGGAAAATCAATGGACATTTAACAGCCAAGAAGAGGGTATGTGGGGTTATGATGAATTTAGTACAAAAAAAGAAGCGATTAAAGCAGGCATAGAATACGCTAAGGATGAAAAATGGGGAAATTTATATGTAGGTCAAATAAAGCAAGAACCAGTACCTTGCTGTATTGATATAGACGGCATAATTGAATCGGTTGGCGAGTCTATAGACGAAATAGATAGTGGCGACTCTGGATATTCAGAAAATTTTTTCAACAGTTTAACCAATGAACAAGAGATAGATTTAGAACTAATGCTAGAAGAAACATTTAACAAATGGGTTGAAAAGCACAATATCAAATCACAGGCTTTTACAATTAAAAATGTTACAAAAATAAACTTATTGGAGGAAAAATAATTATGAATAAAGTAATCCTAGTTGGTCGTCTAGCACGTGATCCAGAAGTACGCTATACACAATCAGGCAAAGCAAATGCTACTTTTACATTAGCGGTAACCCGTTATGGTAAAAATAATGAAGCTGACTTTATAAATTGTGTAGCGTGGGAAAAATTGGCTGAAATTGTTGGCAATAATCTGCTAAAAGGCAGCCAAATCTTAGTTGAAGGTCGCATTCAAGTTCGTAATTATGAAACACAAGACGGTCAAAAACGTTATGTGACAGAGGTAATCGCTCAAAATATTGAGTTTATGGGCAGTAAACAATCAAAACCGAGTGATGGACAAGCAGATAATAGTGGGGCAAATTCGTTCGGTAGTGAAATTATTCCAGACGATACCGATATACCTTTTTGATCTATAAAATTTAAGGAGAGATTTAAGATGGCAACATATTTAGAAATAGATAAATTTTTAGAAGATAATAAATTAACAAGAGATGAATTTGATAAAATTGTAAGTCAAGTTCGTAAAGTTAATTGGAAATTAGATAAAATCCTAAAAGACTCAGGAAAGCATTGGAGCGAATTAAACTCACATCTTTTGCCACAAATTATTGATTTCTATATAGAAACTAGTGCATGTTAGGTAATTAAACTATGAAAACACAGCAAACTTTAGAACTTGAAAAATTAATCTATAGCCATACGGTGAAAATGGGGACGTTCGGCTGCTTTGAAGTGTCAATTGGATGGTTTGGAAACGGTGGACGTGTAGACTATATGACTTATGATACGAAAAATGTTATTAGGTGCTATGAAATTAAAGTTTCTAAGTCAGATTTTCATAGCAAAAACGGTCATAATTTCGTTGGTGATTTTAATTATTATGTTATGCCAATAGAGTTGTACGAGCAGGTAAAAGACGAAATACCAAAGGAAATAGGCGTATACACAAAACGAAGATCAGAATATGGATTTGATGATTTTGTGTGTATAAAAAAACCAAAACGTAATAAAGAGGTTGACAAGGAAAATTTAAAATCATACATGATACGGTCGTTATCACGCGATGTAGAAAAAGCAATAAATAGTCAAGATGTTGATTTATTGACTAGGCAAAGAACTCGTATTTCTAGACTAGAAAGAGATTTAACAACCGAAAAGAGTCGTCATAGTGAATTTAGGAATAAGGTTTATTGCAAGTATGGGCGTGAAGCTTATAGAGAATTAGCATAAGGAGTGATTTAAAATGATTAAAACAGAAGAAGAATACTGGAATGAACGGTATAACCAAGAAGAGTTCCAAATGAAAATTTATTATCAAGATATCGGCTATCAAGCAACAAGACCAAGCACAATTTACAAACCAAATTTAACAATTGACGGCAATATGTGGTGCGCGTTGTACGGTGACAATTTACAAGAAGGTGTCGCAGGATTCGGAAAATCACCAAGTAAGGCATATGAAGATTTTGATAAAAATTGGAATGAAGAATTGAAATAAATAAAAACGCAGGGGACATTCCCTGCAAAGGTGGCAATTAAATGAGTAAAATTAATAGCAAGAACAAAGGCAAGCGGGGAGAATTATTGCTTGTAAAGGCATTAAAAGAACATGGATTCGATTGCAGACGTACACAGCAGTTTTGCGGTAAGGGTGGAGAATCAGCGGATGTGATCGGATTGCCAAAAATACACATTGAATGTAAATTTGTTGAAAAGTTAAATATTTATGATGCGGTAAATCAAGCTAAAAGCGATTGTAGTACAGGTAATTTGCCAGCAGTATTCCATAAGCGGAGCAATTGCGAATGGCTTGTAACAATGCCGTTAGAATTTTGGATTGAGTTATATCGTGAGTATTATAGCGGATTATTAAATAACACAACATCGACAAAGGCGGTGTAACCATGGATTTCATGATAGTTGTTGGGTTAGTGCTATATTTTAGCTTTACGGTTGGAACAATAGCTAATTTTGTTATCAATCACAAAATAAAAAATATTAAACTTTTATATGCTTTTATTGCTCCGTTATGGGTGTTTTCTAGATATCCATATTGGATTGATATCATGGGGAGGAAATTAAAAAAAATGAATAACAAACTGCTAGAACAATTTAAAAAAGGTGAAGTAATATTATATACACCTACATTCGAAGATTTTAAGGCATTGATGGAATGGTGCGATACACAAAATATCAAATGGTGTGATGGTGATAAAGCAATGTATAATATGTCGATAATATTTGAAGCAAATAAAGATTTTACGCAAGGTGTAGAAAACAATACAGATGGAATGGTTTTTATCTCATCGAGTTATATTAGATTTAATAAAGCTACTTTTACAGCAAGCGACCTACAACAAGACAAACCAACATTTACAAAAGACGATTTAAGGGTTGGGATGATTGTTGAAATGAGAGATGGCGATAAAGGTGTAGTACAAAAACAAATAATCGCAAGTATCGAGCAAGGACATTGTTATCAAATCAATAGTTATGACGTTAACTTGATACACCAATCGTTAACCGAAGATATGGACATAGCAAAAATCTACACAACCAACAACCTAATCGAAGTGCTGAACGGTAATTATGATTCGCTTGAGTTAGTGTGGGAACGTGATGCTTTTGATTGGAGTAAAGTCGAAGCAGATTCAAAAATATTAGTTAGTATGGACAATATAAAATGGGAAAGAAGGCATTTTGCAAAATATGAAAATGGTTTAATATATGCATGGCATAATGGATATACATCATTCACAGCACCTTTAGAAAATTATTATGATTTTTTTAGTGCGTGGAAGTTCGCTAAACTCTACAAAGGAGACAACACTAGCATATGAAAAATAAACTAATATTATGCAAATCATGTGGCAACTGCAAATATCAAAATATATGTACAGAGGGCAAAGTAAGTAACGGTCAAACCTATAATAAGTTTGAATATTGCGATAAGTTTGCGGTAAAACGTGGGGAAATTGGGAAATTCGATTATTGAGGTGGTTGAATGGATAATTTTACATTATTTTTAATAACAGCGATTGTACTACAATTCATTCTTATTTGGTATAAAAATGGTGTTATAAAAACATTATCAACTGAAATAGATGAAAATAAAATTGAAATTAAAGAACAAATAAAAGAAAAACAATATTATTACAAATTAGCTAAGTACCTATGGGATGAATATAGACCATATGAAATATTCCCTTCCAAATTTGCTAGAAATATTGATGAAATGAGTAAATGGAGCTGATCGAATGGCAATAAAAAAAGAGATAAAAGCATATGTTGAGTGTGAATTGCGTGATTATTTGCAGACAATACGCGATTTAGGCGAAGAACGGCAACAAATTATTTATAACTCACCTGCATTTGATGATAGTGGTATTCGAGGTACAGATATTAGTAGGACGTGCGAGAAAAAGGCATTACAGTTAATTACTAGTAAGCGAATTAAACAAATAGAACGGACAATAGCTGCTATACAATCGGTACTTAACGAACTAACAGAAGAGCAGTACAAGTTAGTAGTATTAAAATACTGGACTAAGCCACAAACCAGAACTGATGAAGGAATAGCCAAGGAATTAAACATTGATAAGAGAACCATGTATAGATGGACAAATGTGATTATATTGGCTGTCAGTATTGAATTAGGATTAGTTGATAATTTAGAATGTCAAAAACATGTCACTTTTAGGGGTGCGTAATGTAATAAAATGATAGTGTGAAGAGTTGTAGAAATACACTTTTAATACATTTGGACATGCCAAGGCGTACCGGCAGAGTAGCATCTCATTAAAAAGCGGTTGGGCATGACAACGTTTTGCGCGTGTGGGGCAAACGTAATAATAGATTGGTTAAGCAGACAATAACGAGGGTTAGAGAAGTAATCTGAACGTAAGTAGCTAAAAGCATTTACGAAGTGCAAAATACGAAATATAGGATGAAAATCCTGCCTAACCAATCTAAAATACAATATATCATTTATTATCAGACTTGAAGGGTAAGAGGCAACCGAAGGTAACGAGCGCGTGGCTCACGATTACCGCCTAAATGATATGGTTGCCTGCCGTGTACCAATGGAGTGCTCAGAGCTGAAAGGGTGGGGAAACGGCATAAAGAGAGACTTAGTAATAAGGTGGCTCAATTGAGAGACTGATTTACGGGTGGCTCAGATGCTTGGCGGTGATGCTTAAACCGCCAACTAAATAACGTTCTTATACTTGATAGGCATAAGGATAATAGGGTGTGGCGTGAATAGGTAGACGCTAAATAATGGTCAAGGGATGGCTAACGCTCAAGCCTATGCTGGAAGACAGGTCGGGTAAATAGCCGGAAGATAGGGTTAGCCAATAAATTGCGTGAAAATCATAAAACCATTTATCCTCTGTAAAGAGTGCCGACTAACGCGCAAATAATCTCATGTAAGGTGCAAATCCTTACCACTCTAACAACACAAAAATCCGAAGCTAATAACTTCGGCTTTTAAAAAATATGCAAGTGGCTGCACTGTGGGAAGTGCCAGGAACAAATTCCGAATTTAAACTATTTGGTGGAAACAGGAAAATTGGTTCGATTCCAACCGCTTGCATCAAAACAAAAACATGTATGTTTGGATACATATAAATATAAATAAATTAAAGGATGTGCTTAACGTGAATACAGAAGAATACAAACAAAAAGCAGAAGAACTGCAAAAAGCGTCTTTACCATTGCTAGGATTTTTAAATAAATATTATCATCCTCATGCTTACGCAATAGTAACAGAGGGTAGAGTTGAAATAATTAGCGGTGAAATGTCGACTGGTTTGCAGGTTTGTGATTAAATAATAGAACAAACAAAAAGCACCCTATAATAGGGTGCTTTAACTTTTAGGAGGATGAAAATGTTAATAGCATTATGTATTTTGATATTGATGTACAACGTCAAGTATCTAGTAAACGGCATAGGGTTGTATAGAACATGCAAAGAGTACTTAATAAAGGCTACTGAGTTTAATATCGATAAAATAAATGGCGATTTTATGGGTAGAGAAGAAGAACAGAAAAACAGCGTAGATTTAGTAGTGATTTTTATCTATTCGTTTACAATGATGGTTATCGAAACTGTATTGTTTACATATCTGTTTGATTATGATTTTTATAAATACCCGACAATCATATGCATCATACTGACTTGGTTACCATTATTTAAAAAGTCGATAGCGCCAAAAAACAATGATCTGGATGGGCTGATTGTTTATAAGGCGAAACTAACATCAACGCTTAATGACAAGCGTACTAAATACGGTACAATGTCAGCCGTAATACATACTGCTTACTATATTTATATATTGCAATTAATTAGCACCTTTTGATAGGTGCTTTTTAAATGCGTAGAAAGGAGACAAGTAATGCAACACAGACAATGCAATGAATGCTTTCATTATGACAGCAAAAACGATAGATGCAAAAGCCAGTCGCCTTGCTTAAGATGCTCTGGATTTGACCCAATTAATGTATGCCATAGCGAGTTTAGTAAGCATGGTAAAAAAGAGATTGTTGGCAAGGTTTAGGGTAAAGAAAAAGCCCCTATTAAGGACTTAATCGTAGAAATGTATTTAATTCAGCATTTTGTTGGCGTTAACAATATGGTTACATAGGATTATATGGGCATTTAGTAGGTCTTGGAACACATCTATCAATGGGGTTAATGAAGTAATCTGTTTGTTCGTTAGTTATAGTACAAAAACTTATTCCAAGCCTTAATTGCAATTCATTTCCACCATCAAAATAAATGCAATCAGCGCATGTTTTTGGCACATTTTTACGAATTGCTCCACGTTTAACACTCATATTATAAAACCTTCTTTTGTTAGTTTTGTAAAGATGACATTTAAAGAAAAAGCAGGGTATGTTTTAGAATTAATAGGATACTTTTTATATAAATTGTACCAGTATCTAGGTAGTGTATTAACGGTTTGCATATCTCCCAAATCCCATTGTTTCCCTTTTGATTCCATTTCTTGTTTACATTTATTTGCCATACCTTCAGCACATTTAGTGAGAATTTCTTGTTTAGTCATCTTGATCGCTCCTTTAATTTACCTGTTAAATATATTATATACAATTAACACGTATTTGTAAACATAAATATTGTAATAAGTGCAAATTAGTTGTATAATATATTTAAGGATGGTGATTGAATGATAAAGATAAAATTATCCGACTTATTAGGAAAGAATAAAATGACTCAAAGAAAGTTATCGAAAGACACAGGCATACATCCAAGTATTATTGGTGCGTATTACCACGAAACAGTTTTACGCATGGATAAACGGCATATAGATGCGTTTTGCAAGGTGTTTAAGTGCGAGGTTGAGGATTTGATTGAGCATAGGGAGGATGAGGAGTAATGGCAAAGTATAAGTTTTATGCATCGACTGGTTATGTAGGTGCTGAAAGAGAAGATATTGTAGAGTTACCAGATGATTATACGGAAGAAGATATCCAAGAAGAATTTGATGCATGGTTAGGCAATAATGTTGAATTAACTTGGTATAAAATGGAGGGTAAAGAAGATTGACTAAAATATATAGAGAAGGTCAACCGTGTGAACATATAGGTTGCTTGTCACACAGAACTCATCCATGCGAAGGTTGCGGCAGAACTGAGGGAAGAGGAAATGTTATTATAGATGATGCAGGGAACGTTAAACGGATGATAAACGATTACTGGAAGGTGAAATAAAATGACTAATAATGAAATCATGAATATTCCGGCAGGGCGTGAACTTGACAGGGTGATTGCTGAAAAAGTATTTGGATATGAAACGCAAGAAGGCGGCAATTGGTGTAAATGCAAAGATAAAGAAGGTATCATTGAGTTATTAAATTACAGCACAGATATGAACGATGCGATGGAATTAGCTAGACATTTTATAATACAAGGCAAGTTTATATTAAACTATCTTAAAAGTGCAGATCGTGGCAAAGGTTGGCACTGCAATATAAACGATCATCATGTACATGGATGCCAAACACCAGCAGGAGCGATTTGCAGAGCTGCGTTAGTTGCGGTGATGGGGGATAGTGAACAACATGTCTAAATATTTTACATTTAAAGTTAAAGCCGAGGGTACTGTTATGCTGGGTATATATGCCGAGAATGAAGAAGATGCAAGAAATAAAATTAATGATGGTAGCTGGACTAAAGAATTTGGCGAAGATATATCTTATGACACCGAAGGTGGCGAATTGATAAATATAGAATAGTTAACTAAGTCACCTTAATGGTGGCTTTTTTATTTGGAAGAAGGTGAATATATGCGTATCGGAACTAAAAAGTTTGCACTTAATATAGATATAAGAAAACATCCTGTTAAGTGGCATGATGGAAAATATACGGTAATGATATGGCTAGATAGGTCAAACTGTATGCAATGGTGGACGTTTATACCGAGTAGTAAGCCGTATATGGGGTGGATGTGCTTTATTCGGAGAGAGTGGAGAAATTTAAGGTTGTTGGTTAGGTAAATAAAAAGAAAGAAGGTTGCTATATGCGTAATCAGCAAGAATGTAATATCATGACGATTATACAAAAACATAGAGATAGAGGAGATTCGTTTGTTGAAGAAATTAGAGAGTTATTTGCAGATGAGGATAGAGACAACATTCAAAAGTTAGAAAGTAAAAGGGATATACTTAAATTAAAAATTGAAATAGCCGAACTAGAAAAATAATTAGGTAAATAAAAAGAGCTACTTTGCGGTAGCCCTTAGGTGTTGGATGTATTCTTTGATTTTTAAATCCTCTTCGGGAGTTACATAGTAATTATGTTTGCTTCTGCCAGTAGATTTGCGACCTTGCCCTCTACCAGCACCACCTTGACCAACAGGGTTGTTTCGGCAATCTAAGCCGTAGTTAACGAGTGAGCAGGTTTCGCAATCACCGTTGTTTTGAGTGCAATATTGCTTAATCATTGCTTGTTTCCTCCGCGTATTTTTCTATTATTGGTTTAAAGTACTTTTCTTCGGCTTTTTCGCGCGCTTTTATTGCATCATCAACAAAATCATGAAGACCTAAACTTTTCATTTTACCTTGAAACGTTATATACGCATACCATTTATTAGATTTATTACTCCAAGATACGCCTTTATGTCCGCTTGTATTATTTATCCTAAGATTGGCATTTAGACTACTTATTTTTGTATCTTCAATAAGATCGCTTGTTACATTTTTTATACATTGTTTTTTATGTTCGCATCCACAACTTGTTGTGTCTCCACGCAATAAGTTTATTGCAGTTGTTATAAAAACATTGCCACAGCCACAAATACAAATCCATTCCAAATTACTGCCTTTTTTAGTGCCATTCATTGCTATAGCGATAGATTTGCCAAAAGTTTGTCCTGTTATATTTCTATGTTTTGCACCTCTATAATTACCTACTGGCATCATTTCTACAACTCTTTTTTGAGCTTCGATATATAATTCCGTTATTCTTTGCCTGATTGCTATAGCATCCTCTTGCTTGTTGTAAAACCCTAAATAAATATTAGTTTTATTAACACTTATTTCTGCTCTGTAGCCATCTCCTTTAATGTTCTTATATACCCCTGCACATTCTTTGCCTTTATTAGCTTTCCCCACCCTTGACATACAGCTGCATGAGGTACGCCTAAAAAATACATGGTTATAAATAACTTCTTCTTTTCCACAAACGCATCTACTTAGTACATGGCTATCGTCAATTATTTTAATAGCTTTTTGGTATCCAGAAATTTGCCCAATTTTTACACTGTACCTAAGTTGTTTAGGGGGCAGACCGTTTTTCCTCCTTTGAACGATTTCTTGGGTTTTTTTGTATTTTTCTTTTTTTCTGCACACTTCGCATCGCGTAGCGCTTCTTCCGCCGATGAAAGTTTCGCTACAATCAATACAAGTTTTTTCTTTTTTTATTGTCCGTTCATCCGTCATTTTACGATTTTAAACTCCTTAATAATTGGTTTAAGTATTTAATCTCGTCATCAAAATCACGCCCACTAGCTTCTTTTTGCAATTCAATTAATTTATCTTCCGATAATTCAGTGGATAATTCTTCGTTTTCCTCCATGATTGCCAAGAGTTCTTTCCACCATTCAAAAGTTTCTGTATCCATTACGTATTCTTGTAAATTCTCATCATAATTTAAATCGCCCATATTCCCGATAATATCATTGGCGCAGTCACAACCAGATTTTAAATCAACCATTCTTAATTCTTTTAATTCTCCAGTTACTAATACTTTCATTTTATTTTCTCCTTATCAGCCGAAACCTTGTTGTTTCTGTCACTGTATCTCTTAACCTTGATTTAAGTATACCATAATCATTATTGATTTACAACCCCCAAAATCAAAATAAATATATTAATTTAAATAAATATTTGGAGGTGATTTTGTGAGTAACGAATGTAAAAGATGTAATGGAACAGGGCTAGTGCAGATGGTAAACGCATTTGGGATACGGGCTAAAGGATTAGAGATATGCCCAGTTTGTAATGGCAAGAATGCGGATAAGATACCGACAGCTAAGTTGCCGGATATTAATATAGGTAGGTGATAACGTGAACAGAATAATCGCAATAGGTGACATTCATGGTGAGTATGAAGCGTTTATCAAATTACTTCATGATGTTAAATACGATTACAAGAATGATAAACTAATATTACTTGGCGACTATATAGATAGAGGGAAACAATCTAAAGAAGTCTTAGACAAGGTAATGAGTTTAGTAAGTAACGGTGCAATTGCTTTGCTTGGCAATCACGAAGATATGATGATCGATTCCTTTATTAATGACAATTATCACTTGTGGCATAGCAACGGAGGGGATAAAACACATAAACAGTTAAACGATAAAATCGTATACAAGTATCTGCATTTTATTAAAAGTCTTCCGATTAGCTATGAATTGGACGGCTTTTTCTTTTGTCATGCCGGAGTTGATTTTAGCAAACCAATAAAGCAACAATCAAAAGACGATTTGCTTTGGATTAGAGATGAATACATATTCAATAAAAACACTACTGATAAGGTTGTTGTGTCAGGGCATACACCAGTACAGATGATTAAACAAGCATTAAGCATTAAACCAGAGTCGACACCGATATATGGTGAAGATAAGATATTCTTAGATACAGGTGTTGCTTATGGCGGTAGGTTGACAGCTATGGATGTGCTGACTAAACAATATTGGCAAGTGGAGATAAAGAGGTGACAACATGGCATTGAAATGTAAGTGTGGAGGAGTCTTAAAAAGAATAGCAATTGATTGTTATCAGTGTGAAATATGTGGGATAAAACAAGCTATTGGCTTTCTAAGTATAGATAATAATCCAATAAATAAGCTTGAAAAAATAAAGCCTAACACAAACAATCAGTACGATGATTTTATTAAAGACATGAATAAGCGAATAACAGAGAACTTAATGATACGAGGTGATTTATTTGGCACTAGATATAGACAATAAAACCAAATCTAAACAATATTACAAAGCATACATTGACTACCAGATAGGTAACTATACATACGAGCAGTTAGCTAAAAAGTACAAAGTTAGTCCGGCAAGTGTGAATAGTTGGAGGACTAGATATTGGTCTAAATGGGATGCAATGCAAAACGAGCAAACAGACAATGCGACAATGCAAAACACTGGCGATATAATGCAAGGCAATGCGGATGTTACGCAAGAGCATGGCGTTAGGCTAGATATATCAAGGACTAAAGAGATGTATGTACCTATCGTTACTAAGCAGATCAATGATACTAATCCAGCATTGGTATATGAGAGTTATAGCCGTGATAATCTACCAGAGATAAGTGATAGAGAAGCACGGTTTGTTGAAGAGTTCTTAATAGACTTAAACAAGCAGGATGCAGCTATTAGAGCAGGCTATAGTGTACAGAGCGCAGCAAGTCTTGGCAGTAGGTTATATGATAGACCAGATGTTAACGCTCACATACAAGTTGCACTGGCAGAGAGACGCAAGAGAAGCGGTATAAATGCTGATACAACACTAAGAGAACTAGGTAGAATTGCATTAGCTAATCCTGCTCGTATAGTGGGAAAAGATGGAAGTATATTAGAGAGTGCGAGTGATGATGACCTCGCGGCAATCCAATCAATTAAAGTAAAAGTAACGCCATGTAAGGGCGGTGGAGAGATAACTGAGCGCGAAGTAAAGTTCCACGATAAGACCAAAGCCATTGAACTATACATGAAAGCAAGTGGAATGTTAGTTGATAAGAAAGAGATTAACATCACGAACAAGGTTGAACTAATGTCAGATGAAGATAGACGTAACCGCATAAAGCAGCTACAAGAAGAAATGGAAATTGATGCCAGCTATACGGAGATTGATTAGTTAGTTTTGTACACTAGTAATGGACTATTGCTGCATTGTTAGTAGTACATGCCAACAACCGTTGATATTACTGTATTTATCTAGTTAACTTTTATGTAATAGTTAATCTAAAGCATAGATGTAGTGATATTATTGCCATATGCTTACATATACGCCCCGTCATAAATTGTGAGAGATTGCAATGCGTTGCGTGCTTCTTTACGATCTGAGTAACTACAAAAACTACTCACGCACAAAACTTTTTCAATCTGATAAACTTTTATAGTAATTCTTTCGTTTTTGTCGCCGCTTGTCACAGACATACTAAACCAAGTTTTCTATATATAAATAAAATTTTCAAAAAATATACACGTGTGAAGAAATTTTAGAACAAAAGGAAGTTAATAAATGTTTGATTCATTATCATTAATATATATTATCATTGCTGTTGTTTGGTATTTTTCTTTAAAAATAAGCTACTATTTTGGCAAGGCAAAAGGATATAAAGATGGTCATTTTGATGGTACTAGGAATTATTACGATTTTAATCATGATGAATAACCACCGTCATTTACTTAAATTCCACAAACTTTTCTCAAAAACAACATTCAAAATTTTATTTTTAAAAATTACTACGCATGAAGCGAATTTACAAATAAAGGAATGATTAATATGTCAGATAACAAAATCAATTATTATTCATTTAAATATGAAGATAAGGATAGCCTATTTACGTATGTGATAGTAACTTTAGAAAAAGATATATTATACTTTGACCTATTTAAGCATAAAGGAGACAAGCAGTTGTCAAAAACATTAAAGTTTAACTACGAATATTTTAAGCATAAATTTAAAAATGGTTACTGCCAACATTGCATGTTTAAATTCGGTGAGATTTTACCGCAAAGTATAAAAGAATGCTATGTGGGTGGTAATGTTTATCCTGTACGTGTTTACAAGACATGCCCTCACAATCATGTTATTGGATAAGGGGTGATTTATTTGTCTAGTGAAAAATGGATTAAATGCGAAATATGCCAAGATGAAGATATGGAAGAAAACATGTTTAAGTGTGAGGTTTGCGGTAGAATAATTTGTGATTGCTGCTATTTCAGTACTGGTGAATGCAAAGACTGCTTCAATAAGAGATGGGAAAACATTAATTAGAGCGATAGCGAAAGATAGAACTTAGGTATTAAGAAAGCGTTTACAAGGGAAAATACTTACGAAACCATACGGTATATGGTTTGATTGATGTTTTTACACTCCCTGATAATCAGGGAGACTATTGAGGTCGAAAATGGATAAAAATTTATTAGCTTTTTTAAATAAAGAGATAAATGTTATTAAAACAGAGGTGATTATATCAAGAGAACCAACAAATAAAGGAACTGAGTTAATTCACTTCTCTGTCGGAGAAAAAGAACTATATCAAGTCTGGAAAAACTCCAATGATAATAACGTTAAACCTAAAAGTACAGGAGGTAAAAAGCCTTACATAATGCTTATGGTACAAGAAGTAATTAAACTAAAGAAAACTAGTATTGAAAATATCGAAGAAGTTATTGGTTTTCTTGTACTGTTAGCTGAAAATATAGAATGGAATACAGGAAAGTTAATCAATAAGCGCAGTAAAAAGCCGCTTAAATATGTTGATTTACAAAAAACATATAGTGGTAGCAAATATAAGTTTGAAAAGACAATGAAAATACTGAAAAACAACGACCTTCTGACACATACGCCGGAAGGTTATTTTATTTCCAGCAAACTGATTAAAAAAGGGAAAATGAGCAAGGAGTGATATTTATGTTTGATTTAATAAATGCGATATGTTCTGTTATTGTTGCGTTTTGTGCTTTTAACGTCAATACAGACCGTGCGATTGTTTGTTTGCTTGTTATGATTTTAGCTACATTGTTACGGATAAATTTAAAAATTAAAGATAAGGAATGATACCATGCCTAAATTTGCAATTTATCCACCACTGGAAACTGGGTATTTTATTTTAAGTGCAAAATCAAGAGAAGATGCTGTCAAGGTAGTCATGTATGATTATGACTATAATTATTTTCAAATCCAAGAAGTAACCCCTAATATGGTTCCGTTAAACGAAAAGCATTTCGATAATGGCACAATGTATACAGAACAACAGGACGGAACTTATAAAGAGTTATGCACAATATCTGGTTGCGTTATTACATTTAAAAATTAAGGAGTGATACTATGATTAATTTTGACAACGGCTGTTTTTGTACAGTAGATGCCGATGGAAAACAAACAAAAATCGGAATTGCTAACGATATAAAAATTAGTGATAATGTTATTGGTTCTGATAATGGCAAACGTCCGATACTCACTAAAAAAGTTCGTGGAACGTTTAAGAATGTAAAAGTTAACAACGATTTTTTCTTATGGCTACAAATTGAGCATAGCCGTATGCTTAGACATATGTACGAGTTTATGGAATCGGTAAAAGCACTGAGGAAAGGGAGTTATCAATCATGATTAAAAAGACAATGTTCGCAGCTTCACCACTTGGCAAGGAAAAAGATTTTTGCGAAGCTATTGCTAAAGATATAGACGAAATTAAAAATGCAGGTTTAGAAGTAGAAATACACTATCAAGCAAGCACAGCAGGTTATTCAGCGATAATACTTGGTAAAGAAAAAATTGAACGCATACTAAATACCGCAAATAAAATAACTGATTCGTGGATAAAAACGGCATTAGAGAATAAAAACTCAGGAGGTAAGGGAGCTATAGACGAATAATGATCTATTCATACACCGAAACCGAGCTAAAAACACTACTAAAATCTCTTACTATCATCGTAGATACACGTGAGCAAGCCAATAATCACGTAATTGACTACTTTACCAAGAAGAAAATACCATACATAACAAAAAAATTAGATTACGGTGACTACTGTTGCTATATTGGAGCTAATCCAGAGTTGGGAATAATGAGAGATATGTATTTTACCGATACTGTCGTAATTGAAAGGAAAAATTCTCTAACAGAGCTATCAAACAACCTATCGAATGACCGTGAACGCTTTGTTAACGAGCTAATCCGCAAAGGAAATACAAAACTATTCTTAATGATCGAAAACACGCCAAACGGATACGGAGACATTCTGACACATAATTACCGTAGCCAGTACAATGAAAAATCTTTTATTGGCACATTAAAAAGTATGGAATCACAATACGATATACATATTAACTTTTTGTCGGACAATGAATTGTCTGGCTTTTTTATTTGGTCAACTTTATATTATGGAATTCGCAACTACTTGTTAGGGAGAGGATGAACTATGAAAAATCTTATTAATTGGGTTGTTAAAATAGTAGCAATTCTTGTTGTGTTATACGCAATTGACGTTTGGGCGTATATATTTAACAACCAACCGCCTACGTTCGGAGAATCAGCTATAATAATTTTACTTTTACAACTTATTTTGGATAAAAAGGAGTGACAACATGGACTGGAAACAACTAGTACTATCAAAACATGAAGTTATCGGCAACAAATGGGAGAAAATTTCATCTGAAATAGAAAAAGAAACAGGCGAGATTGTTAAACCATCCGCAATAAGGGGATTTATCAGAAATGAAAAAATGAAAGCAACTAAACCTGTCATAGAATCAAGTGATTTGCTTAAATTACTGGACAAGCCCCATGCAATAGACGAGTTGGTCAATAAAAGCGGATTGAGCAAACGCATTATATTGGCTCAGATTGAAGATTACAAAGATGCAGGATACAACATAGAAGAAATTGACGGTACATATCAATTATCTAAATATATTGTGCCAAAAGACAATGAATATTCTGCTGATTGGAACGGAAATAAAATTATAAAGTTTGGCGTCGTGTCAGATACGCATTTATGCTCAAACGATCAACAGTTAACGCATTTAAACTCATTCTATGACTTGCTTGTAAAAGAAGGTATTAGCGAATGCTACCATGCTGGAGATATTAGCGAAGGTGTTAACATGCGACAAGGACACCAATACGAGGTTTTTAAACAGGGGGTAGATCAACAGGCTAGATACATTATAGAAAATTATCCTGAAAGAGCAGAAATAAAAACATATTATATTACTGGGAACCATGACCATAGTGGAATTAAATCCGCAGGGGTAGATATTGGGCGGATGATAAACAATGAAAGAGAAGATCTGATTTATCTAGGTAAACAATCAGCACGTGTAATGCTTACGCCTAATTGTTCAATGGATTTAGTGCATCCTCTCGATGGAGCGTCATACGCAATTTCATATTCAACACAGAAATACATAGATTCTTTAAGTGGTGGCAGTAAAAGTTCAATTTTAATAATCGGACATCATCATAAATCGTTTATGCTACCTGTTTATCGTAATATTGCAGCATTTGAAGCAGGTACATTCCAAAAACAGACTAAATGGATGCAAGGGAAAAGGTTGGCCGCTAACGTGGGCGGGTGGATTTTAGAGGTTGAAGTTGATTCAGAAGGAACTATTAAACGCTGTAAGGGCGAATTTATTCCATATTACAAATTTATAGAGAACGATTATTAAGGCGGTGTAGCATGAAGCATAAAGTAATTTGTGTAGATTTCGACAACACTATAGCAAAAGTGACCAATTACCCTATAGTTGATGGATTGATACAAGAATCAAAAGAAATATTAACAAAATACCACGCTAAAGGTGGTCAAATAGTGATTTGGACATGCCGTACTGGAATTCACCTTCAAGATGCGGTTATTTTTTTGCGTGAAAATAATATACCTTTTGATTCGGTAAACAGATATTTACCTTGGCAAATTGAAGAATATAGAAATTCATTTCCAGACGTAGAACCAGACGGACGTAAAATATGTGCTGATATGTACATTGATGATAAAAACCCCGGCGGAATTGATTGGAATCTAATTAAAAATTTATTGGAGGTTGAATAACGTGGAAGAAATAAAGGGAGTATCGCCAGAAGCCGAAATAATTACTAATGAAAACGGTGGTATGCAATCAAAGACTGAATATGCTTTTCACTTATGCGACCCAATGGCACTTTTAAAACTTGCCGAAGTAATGCAAATAGGAGCAGATAGATACGAAAGAGATAATTGGAAAAAGATCGATGCTGAAAGTCATTGGAATCACCTAATAATTCATTTGATGGCATGGAAAACTGGAGATAAACAGGACGATCATTTAGGACATGCAATGGCAAGAATGATGATGCTGTTTACTATGGCTAACGAAGAAGAAAATAAAAATAAATAAATTTTTAAAACTACTTGATTTTACTAGATTCTTCTGTTAACATTACAGTATAAAAGTTAATCTAAAAAGGAATGGTAAATATGAATCCAAAAGGTAATGTCGCTACAGCAAATGCAATAAAAGATATCAACAAACTTAACGACATGAAAGATTGGCTACTCAAGCATAATGAGCGAGATTATCTTTTATTTGTACTTGGTATCAATAGCGGATTACGGATAACTGACCTGCTTAAATTAACGGTTGAAGATGTCAAAGACGGTTCAGTAATAATCAGGGAGCAGAAAACACATAAGACGAAACAGTTTGCATTGTCGGATACTTGTATAAGGGCTATTAATCAATATTTAGAAAACACAGGAATAAAGACAGGTACACTTTTCCCTAGTGCCAGCTGCAGAACAAGGGGAAAGCCGATCACAAGAGAGTATGCGTGGTCAATATTTAAAAAGGCTGCTAATTATGTTGGTATTACTGAAAACATTGGTACTCACTCTATGAGAAAAAGCTTCGCATATTGGGCATTAAGGAATGGCGTAGACATAGCTTTTATCATGGAGGCATTAAACCATTCAGACCTAGTTCACACAAAGCGATATATTGGCATCACTGCTGACGAATTAAACAACGTTCTGTATAAGAATATGAATCTATAGGGAGTTGATTACCATGGTATTAATACTAGCTATAATCCTACTGGTAATACTAAACATGTTAGGTGTTAAAGATGCGCCACATAGAGGGGCTAGATCGGGACAATTGAGAGCTAGAGGTTCTTTAAGAAAAATCACAGGTAATCGGAAGATGTGGCGATAAAATAAAAAAGAGAGCGAAATTAATCGCCCTCCCAAAATACAAATATTTTATTTTAATGCAGCTTGCAAAACTAACTTTATACCAGCGGCAAAACCATCATTAAATCCTCTTTGTTCGAAAAACGCAGCCATTTTATTAGCAGCTATATCAAGATCAGCCACAATATTCTTGTCGTGTGATGTTTCTTTTAACTTCTCAAATAAATCATAAGTAGTTTGTACACTATCCGAGACGATTTCGTCAATAGTCGCATCTTCTTTCGCCGGTTGAAAATCAACCAAGTTTTCTGTTATTGATTCTAATAAATTTCTAGCCATTATAAAATCTCTCCCTTAAATTTATATTAATTATTGTAAAACGCTTAATACTGATTCATTCCATTGAACTTGATAACCACTATGACCATTACGGGTATAAGGAATTTCTTCCCCATAGCTTTTCCCTTCATCGGTTAAACGCCAAGTATTATCTATCTTAGCTTGCAAGCCTTTATCAACTAGTAAAGCATTTGCCTTAATTGCAGATAAATTAATACGTTTGCCAATCTCAGTAGCGTTTAGGAATCCAGTATCGTGTTCGGCAGGTGGTAATAACTTCTTGATTGGTTCTAATTCTAAGCCAGTAGTTTTCTCCACCATAGCGATACACACTGATTGAGCAATTCCAATTTTGATACCTAGTTTCTTAGTAAGATATTCAGCGGTATCAAGTGCATCTTTTATCGCAGGCTTGATTCGTGGTATAATTTGTTTAGAACGTATTTGTTTAACACCGTTTGTGATATTGGAAAATTGCTTTTCAATCTCAATAAAGTAATTTCTAGCTTGTTCACCCCGTTCTGATTTTGAAACCATACAGAGCTTTTTAGCAAAGTCAATCGATAAGTAATGGTTAATTGATGCTTGTCCACCGCATTCTTCATTTATGAGGAATGGAAAATAATCAGATTCTTCAATTGCAAATTGGTTATCAGTAATATTGCTTTTGCACCATCTAGAATAATTTTTAGAATCAAGCCCTAAAAACTCATATAACTCTCTAGATGTGGTTTTACCTGCTTCGTTTACATTTATTAAACTATTCAATATAACAACTCCTTTGTTTGGTACTCAATGTACCTCTTTTGATTTAGATTATATAGGTACGATATGTACCTGTCAATATTTTTTTGGAGGAAATTATGAATTTATCATATAGACTTAGAGAAATTCGCAAAAAAAATAATATAAGTCAACAGGAGATATCTGCATTAATAAATGTTACTCCTAGAGCTTGGAGGTTTTATGAAACAGGGGATAGAGAACCATCAATTAAAGCATTAGTTATTTTAGCTGACCATTTTAATGTTTCGGTTGATTATCTAGTAGGCATGACAGACGATTCAACGCCATATAAATAATAAACGAAAGAAGATGAACGCATGCACGACTTGTGGGCAACATTATTTTTATTTTCTTTTATAGGACTGATAATAGGGCTATTTAAACCTAAAATTATGTTTTTAGGCAATAAAGATAAAACGCGAAAGCATGTTTTGAATTTATATGGAACTTTGACGTTAATATTTTTAATCTTTGATTCGTATACAATGCCACCGATTAATCATGACAGTACGATTAAACAGTCAAATGTAAGCAATAATGTTGCATCAATAACGACAAATAAACCTGTTAATAATTCCAAACAGGAATTTGATGCTTTTTATAATAATTTTAAAAAATATCATGATGGATTAGGAGACGCTTTTAGTAAACTACAAAACTCAATGGATATGATGGATAAAGGTGGGATAAATCCTACTGATTTTTACAATTATTTAAAAGCCACCGAAAATTTACTTTTGATTGCATGGTCTGATACTGATAAAATGGAAGTTCCTAAAGGATTAGATGATAGCCAAAGTAAAGAAGTAGAACAATGTATAAAATATTTGTCGCTTTCCGCATTGACAGGTAAAGAAGCTGTCGGTTCGTTAATGAATGTTATGAATAATAAAAATTACATGGAAAACAAAATGAATTTTGAAAATAATATTAAACAAGCATTGGCGGCACATAAAAACGCTGGTGAAAATATTGAAAAAGTTAAAAATGAGATATACAAACAAACCGCAAAATAAATAATTAAGCGGTTAAAGCAGGAATATATTGGCTTTTGTAGAAATATTATATAAAAATATCAAAGGATGTGTGTTGAATGAAAGTAGAAAGAGGTTATTTTGCAGTTGAAATATTATCTGGATTATATAAAGTTTTAGCCGTCATAGTATTGCTTATAGGGTTATTTGCTGGATTTACTGGTCATGGTATGGAGTCTTTTACAGGCTTATTTGGCGGTACAATTGGAGCTATGAGTATATACGCTGTCGGGCAATTGTTGACCATATTTATACATATTGAGGAAAACACTAGGCGTACAGCTAATTTACTAGATAATACGGAAGAAGAACCAGTCAAAAAAGAAAGCGATTATAGAGAAGGTTTTGGCGATAACGTTAAAAGCACAGATGAAACAAATGAGAAAGCCGTCTGAATAAGGAGCTAAATTAAAAATGAAAATCAAACAGCTAATCGAGAGATTACAAGCAATAAAAGATAAAGAACAAGTTGTAATAGTTCGAGATTGTGAAGGTTATACAGAAGCAACCGAGGTAGATATTGATAGCGAAGGTCAAGTTTACATTGAATAATTACATATATTGATTAAGGCTAAGAATTAAATTTCTTGGTCTTTTTTTATACCTAAAATTAATAATTTGGAGCGTGATTACAAATGAAAGTATATGTTGTTACGAAAAATTGGGAATGTGAATGTGGCTCTCCACAAGCTGTATTTGGTAATAATAAAAAAGCCGAAGCGTATAAGAAAACAGAAGAATTAGATAATCCACAGGAGTACTGTAAAGATGGTTGTGTGTGGCTTAATATAGATGAATTTGAAGTACAGTAATATAAAAATAATTGGAGCGTGATTATATGATTATAGATATTGATAAACAAAACAAAACTGCAATGAAATGGATTTTAAACTATTACGAATTTAAACAAGCGTATGCTGAACGATCAGCCCAATTTAGCACTCTAGGAGCGACAAATTATGACGGTATGCCACATGGAACGAGCGTTGGAAATCCGTGTGCGAATAAAACTATGACATTACTAGACTTAGAAGAATCTCGTAAATGGATTATGGTTATTGAGAAAGCAGAGCAAACATTATCAGAGAAAAGTAGAAAATATCTTGAAATCAGAAGGGATGCTGCAAGTCAAATTAGCAACGGCAAAACAATGGGCAGACCGGGTTGGGTTGATTATACCCAAGTTAAGTATGTTGAGTGGTTTAAATATCGTTATGGCAGAGAAATTGATGCACCGACCAAAGGCACAATGACCGAGTGGATGCGTAAAATAATGGACGTTACGATCAGAATTGCAATTAAAGATGGTGCGCTATAAAAAAATACTTTAGCACTGTGCCAAAGTAGGCGAAAAACAGGATATAATAGGATTATCGAAAGTGTGTCAAACAGGACACGCTATTTTTATATATAAAATTATAAGTTTTGGGCGTTGTACTGAACAACGTCTATTTTTTATGTCGTTTTATAGGTGGTGGTTTTGTGGCGTTAACTAAAGAGCAGGAAATTGAATACTTGTTGCTTTTAGAAGCAGAAGCGAAGAAAAAAGAGATTGATAAGAACTTTAAGCCACAACAGGGACCACAAACAGCATTTCTAAATAGTCAAGCTGATATTACAATATTCGGGGGAGCAGCCGGAGGTGGTAAAACCTATGCGTTGCTTTTACGTAGTATGCTTAATATTAACGTAAAGGGTTTTACTGCCACTATATTCCGTAGAAATTCAACTCAGATAATGAACGAAGGCGGATTATGGTCAGATGCTTTAAAATTAATGCCGTTAAAAGGTGCTATTCCTGTAGTTAGCCCAAAGCCAACGATGAAATTTCCTAGTGGAGCACGAATAACTTTCCAACATCTTCAACTGGATAATACTGTATATGATTTTCAAGGTGCCGCTATTGCACTTATAGCATTTGATGAAATGACGCATTTCACCAAGGCTCAGATAATGTATATGCTTTCGAGAAATCGTAGCGTATGCGGCGTAGTTCCGAAAGTAATTGGCACGTGCAATCCAGACCCTAACAGCTTTGTAGCTGAATTAATTGAGTGGTATATTGACGATGATGGTTTTCCTGTAAAAGAAAAAAGTGGGATTTTGCGCTACTTTTTAGTTATTGATGATGAATTTAAATGGGGAGATAGCCGTGAAGAATTATCTATTAAATATAATACAGACCCTAAACTTATAAAATCGTTTACGTTTATTGCTAGTTCGATATTTGATAATAAAATACTATTAGAGCAAAATCCTGAGTATTTAGCTAACTTGAATGCACTAAATACAGTAGAAAAAGGACGATTGCTGTATGGAAATTGGCGTGTAAAAGAAAGTGCAGGGATGTATCTTCCTAAAGCCAAGATTGAAATAGTTAACCAGATACCCGGTAAAATAAGAAAATTTTGCAGAGCATACGATTTAGCCGCTACAATCCCCACACCAAGTCGACCATCACCAGATGCAACAGCAGGCCCATTAATGGGTAAATTAGATGATGGTAGATATATAATACTAGATTTATTACATGGAAGATGGACTTCGAATGACGTAAAAAAGAAAGTCCTTGAAACCGCTAAGTTTGATAAGAATAAATTCAATAGAGTTATAAATTTCATACCTCAAGATCCAGGCGCTGCTGGTAAGAGCGTCCGCGACGACTTCATTAAGCTCTTGTCTGGGTATATTGTCCGTTCAAGAAGAATGACGGGAGATAAGGTTACAAGATGTTTACCACTAAGTAGCCAGTGGCAGGCTGGCAATATATTAATGCTTGCTGGTGACTGGAACGAAATATTGTTAAATGAATGTGATTCATTCCCAGAAGGGAAACATGATGATATAGTCGATGGTCTTAGTGACTGCTTTGAAGAATTGCAAACAGGCAAGAGCTGGTCAGGATTAATTAGTTAGACACTTAAACGGTGTCTATTTTTCATTGGCAACAAAGGCAGGTGATAATTTGAAACGATACAAACAAAAGATGAAAACAGACTCAATTCAACAACCAAAATCAACACCAAATAGAATAAGGCAAGACGGATTCGCGAATTCAGTTATTGGGCATCAAACAAAGCATGACCCATATTCTAATTTTCTTTTTATGCCATCTATGCGTATGAATGACCATATGTTACAGAATATTTTCATAGATTGTTCCTTGGCTAATAGAACAATATCATTACCGGCAGATGAAGCGGTAAAAAATTGGGTGAAAATTCCGCAAGATAAAAACGATAATGCTTTAAGTATGCTTGAAGATTTAAATGCAGAAATACACTTTGCTGATGCTGTTAGATGGTCAAGACTATTTGGTGGTAGTGGAATATTAATGCTTGTAAATGATGGTCGTATGCTTGATGAACCAATAGATGAAACTAATATAAGTAATATTGAGGAACTTCGAGTTTTTGATAAGACACAAATTTGGTGGAACGATGCTGTATTATATGAAGACCCTAGCAATGTAAAGTACGGAAAACCACAATATTATCAAATAAACCCTATGGATGGATTGCCGTTTATGGTGCATGAAAGCAGGTTATTACTATTTACTGGCGACCCTGTACCGGATTATTGGCGATTATCCAATAACGGTTGGGGTAAAAGTTCATTGCAAGGGCTTATCGAAGAATTAACTAATAACCAACACAGTATGAAGCTTGCAATCACAGTAATGGAGCGCAAAGGACAAGCCATTCTTAAACTATCGGGACTTACAGATGTTCTTGACCTTGGCGAAGACGGGGATAAAGCAGTAAAAACAAGACTGGACTTAATAGATATGGCAAGATCAATACTTAATACTATAGCCATTGATGCTGATGATGAGTTCAAAATTGAAAACTTGTCTATCTCTGGTATGGCTGACTTAATAGATCGTTTTGGCTTTGCATATAGCGCAGTAAGCAATATACCGTTTGTAATTTTATTTGGACATAATCCAAAAGGTTCAGGGCTTGCACAGTCCGGCGGTACTGATTTAGAAAACTGGTATAACTATGTTAGCCAAATTCAAAAACGCCATATAAAAAATCCATTATCAAGACTTATTCGCCTTTGTATGCTTGCTAAAAACGGCTTATTTAAAGGTAAACCTATTGAAAATTGGACACTTAAATTTAATCCATTATGGAGCCCTAGTGATAAAGAAGTTGCAGAAGCAAACCAATTAGATGCAGATGCTAATTTCAAAAACGCACAAGCTGATTCATTGATGATTACAAACAAAGTTGTCAGCGTAGCAGAGTGCCAACGTAAGGCTGGTTATACACCAGACGAGATAGTTGGTATTAATAAAGAAATTTCAGAGCAACCAGAGCCAACTATAAACAAACCAGATAACAATATTCCTAGCGAAACGGTGATAACTTGACCACCGTTGAGTTAACTTCTTGTACTATCCCGATATTGTTATTATTTATCTGGTTGTTATTCTTAGAAAAAGTTTTAGGAAAACGTTAGCCTAGTACCATTTTGTTAACTTCAACAATATGGTCGACTAGGTATTTTTTATGCCCTGTTAGGAGGGAGGTGATAAATTGCAAAGATTTGATACAGTAGAAATTAAAGCAGTAAAAACAGCCGAAGGATTTATTGAGGATTCACCAATTATAGGGCGTGTTGGAATACTTAAATATACGAATGCAGACGGTAGTGTAAGAAATGAATTTAGACCACCAGAAGAAGCATTTAAACCAGAATCACTTGCTACTATAAGGGGGAAACCCGTTACTGTTGGTCATCCTGGTTTAGTTAGTGCTAAAAACGTAACTAAAGTAAAACCGATTGGCACGGTATTAACCGAAGGTAAACAAGATGGCGATAACATCCGCGCTGATGTGGTGATATATAATCTTGATACCAAAGGCAGGGAATTGTCATGCGGTTATAATGTTGACCTTGACGAAACCCCGGGTATATATAACGGTATGCCTTATGATGCTGTACAAAGAAATATACGATACAACCATCTTGCTGTAGTACCGCGCGGTCGTGCTGGTGATATGGCAAGGCTAAATATGGATGGTGAACAATCAATAGAAGATACAAAACAAGACGAGGGGGAACCAAGAAAGATGGCAAAATTAAAACTAAAAAATGGAATTGATTACGAAGTACCTGCCGAAGTTGCGGCGGAATTCGATTCTATGTCTAAAGATGCAAAATGTAATACAGACAAAATTACAAAAATGGAATCTGCCGCAGTAGAAAAAGATGCCGAAAATGCGAAAAAAATGGATGCTTTAGAGGCTGAACGAGACGGATTGAAAGACGAAAAAGCAAAGTTTGACGAACAATTAAAAGCGAAAGACAAAGAACACGCCGACAGCATAGATAAGCTGGTAAAAGGACGTGTTTCTTTATTATCTGTAGCTTCTACTCACAAGGTAGAAAAAGCAGATGAAATGACAGATAAGGATATTAAACTTGCTGTAATTAAAGTGGTTCGCGGTGATTCCGCTGATCTTACCGAAAAATCAGATGCTTATATCGATGCAGCTTTTGACTTCTGCAAAGAAGATACTATCCGTAATGATTCTATGGCAGAACAAAGAAAAACGGTAAATAATAAAAAAACTAAAGAAAATCGTCAAGATGAAAAAGAAATGACATCACAAGAACGCAGGGATGCAATGGCTGAACGTCTTAAAAATGCTTACAAGGAGGAAACGAAATAATGCAATTATCTTATGGAATGAACATGAATCCTGCAATTGCAGGTACACTGTACGATATTTCACCACGTACTATTGATTCTTATGTTGCAGAGGGAACTATTGGACTTGGATTTGGTCTTATTGTTGGAACAGACCCACAAGTACAAGCTAAAGTACCAGCGGCTACATTTTCTACCGGATTTAAAGGAATTGCTTTAAACCAAGCTAAAGAACAGGCGGCAGATGGAACTGTAACTTATGTAACGAAAGATACTGTTCCTGTACTTCGCAAGGGTCGTGCTTGGGTTCCTTTTATTAGCGGACAGGCAATAACTGCTGAAACTGCTGCTTATTTAGTATTTTCCGGTGCTGATGCTGGTAAATGGACTAATGCAGCTGGTGCAAGTACAACAGCGGTTGCCGTAACTGATGCAAAATTTATCACTTCAAATACATCTACAACTGGCGGCATTGTTGCTGTTGAGTTATCATAAGGAGGAATCGTATAAATGCCCGAAGAATTAAGATATGACGAAAAAGATTATAACGCAATTATTTCGACTGGTCGCTTTGATGCGAATGAGTCGATTTTTTTTGCACGTGAACTAGAAAAAATTAAAGCTAAATCCTATGATGTTTTGTATCCGGAATTTACAGCAATTCAAATTATTCCTGTTTCTACAGATGCTGGTGCTGGTGCTGAAACAATAACGTATTATCAATATGATGTAGTGGGGTTCGCTGATATTATCAGTAATTATGCTACAGACTTACCACGTGTTGATTTAGTAGGAAAACCATTTTCTAGCAAGGTTAAATCAATTGGTACAAGTTATGGTTATTCTATCCAAGACATTCGTGCTGCTCAAATGGCAGGCAAACCACTTGAACAACGTAAAGCCAATGCTGCACGTAGAGCCAACGACCAAAAAGTAAATAACATTGCTTATTCTGGCGATGCCGCAAATGGATTAAATGGATTGTTTACGCATCCTAATATTACTAGTTATACATTACCTACCGATGGCACACTAAATGGTGTAACTGCCGGAACTGCTGCTGCTGCAAAATTTATTAATAAAACTCCTGATCAAGTTTTACGTGATTTAACTGGCATGGTTAATACTGTAATAACTATTACTAAGAAAGTTGAACGTCCAGATACATTAGTTTTACCACATAATGTACACGGTGATATTTCAAGTCGCGCACGTACCACTGGAACAGATACGACTATTCTTGAATTTTTCCTTAAAACTAATCCATACATTAAAAACGTTGAAGTCGTACCAGAAGCACAAGGAGCTGGAACTGGTGGCGTTGATTTGTGTTTGGTTTATAAAAAAGACCCAGATAAATTAACTCTTGAAATTCCGCAACCATTCGAACAATTCCCTCCACAACCAGAAGGATTAGAGTTTGTTACTGCTTGTCATTCTCGTTGCGGCGGTGTAATTATCTATTATCCACTTTCTATCTGCAAATCAGAAGGGTGCTAATAAAAACAATGGCTTGTCTTAACCAGCAAGCCATTTTCTATTTTAATTTGAAAGGATTGATATAATGGCTAAATTTGAAAATAAAACTGAGCGAGTTTTAGCTTTTGGAGAAAAATTCAGCATTCCCGGAGCTGAACCGATTGAATTAACTGATGCAGAGATTAAAATATATTCAGTTGATGCATTGGTTGAGGCAAAACGCTTATCTAAAATCATAGAAGAAGTAGTTGTTGATAAAATTGACGTTGATAATATGACCGTTGTACAGCTTAAAGAATATGCCACAACTAATGGTATTGATATTGGAGATGCAACCAAAAAAGAAGATATTCTTGCAGTGATTAAAACAGCCGAAGCTACTAAATAAGGCGGTTAATTATGATAACTGAAAACGATAAAGTTGAATTAAAAGCGGTAATATCTACGGTTGGAACAGATAATTTTGATATTTCAATTACCGAAATTCTTGTTGATACTAAGTGGCAAAAGCTTAAAGTAGCAAAACCATTAAATATTTTACTTGCCGATTATGATACAACCGTACTAACAGATGAAGAAAAAGCACTAGCTAAGACAGTAATTGCAAAAGTTCTTTCAAGCCTTACTGGTGACGATCTTGTCACCGCTACTTCATTAAACTCTAAATTGTAGGCGGTGATGATATGACAGAATCAGAAGCATTAATCGCCATAAAAACAGAATGCAAAATTTTATCTGATGCGTTAACTGATACTGAATTATTATATTTTTTAAATAAAAACAGTAAAAGCGTTGGTAGCGCATTGGAAAACGATAAGTTGTACAACATGAACCGTGCTATTTATGAAGCATTATCAAGTGCTATAACCGCGCTGCCTAAAACTTTTAGTCGTGGTGGTGTGTCTAGCACGTTAGCTGATTTAACCGATACGATTAAAGATTATAAAGCAAAAGCTAGAATCGGCAATAGTGATTTCCCCGGTGTTGGGATTGGGGTGATTATTCGTGATATTTCCAATTAATTTTTCAGAAGAACGAGACTTGATACTGCAAAAAGTAGTTAATCGCGCATGGGTTGATGTTGATACGATAAAAGGTGAATTGTTACCTTTAAAAAAATCTTCAAGCACTAACTCTGACGGTATAGGTTTGCCGTATAAAAATTCAGCACAGTTATTTACTAAGCGCACTCTTGGTTTTAATATGCGGATTGTTGACGGTACAAGCAAATACTTAATATCTGACCCTCAAAATTGGGGTACACATTGGCAAGCATTTCTTGCGTTAGTATTAATGGATGATTCGGTAAAAGTAACCAGAAAACAAAGCGGTGGTAAGTCTCCAAGTGGTGCTAATTTACCAGCTATTGATAAAGCAATCGTTGATTCTTTGCCTTGCTATTTAATCCCAGACAAAGGGAATATAGTTGTCGTTACTTCTGGTCAAACATCAATAACTTACATGAAAATGTATTGTGATATGACGGATATTAAACAGAATGATATTATTGATGACTTGAACAGCGAAGTTAAATACAAGGTGATTAATGTTAAGCAATTAACACAAGTTGCTTATACTTATTGCTACTTACAAGGCGGTGTTATCTGATGTCAGCTAAAGTCGAAGGACTTTCAAACGTCCTGCAAAACATCCGCAACATAACCCCAATTGAAGCCGCTAAAATGAATGCTAAGTTATCAATCGCTGGCAATGTATTAGAATCTGGCGTAAAGGAACATGCTTCACTTACCGACCATACGCTCAAAGATTTAGCTGATATGGGGCATCCATATTCTAAAAGATATGGTGTTGATTCGGGACCGCATTCAGATGACATTGTTCACCGCCAATCTGGTTTACTTTTTGACAATATCGAAAAGCATGAAAACTTAAATATGATTCATTCCACTGTAGAGGTCGGAGTAGATGAAAGCAAAGTACCATACATTGGTGATTTGATTGCAGGAAATGGTAGACAACGCCCTAGAAATTTCTTAGGTGGCGCATACAAAGATAAAGTTGACGAAGTTATTGCCATTACGCAGGGCAGGTGATTAATATTCCTATAAAAGCATACGACCCCATAATCGAAATATTAAGAAACCACTTACTATCAAATAGTGAGCTGGCTTCTTTTGTTACTTATACAGATAGTGATGGTAATCCAGATCAAGCTATTTACCCATCATATATGGATGAGGTAGAAAATCCGGTTTATCCGTCAATTACAATTTGTATGGATAATGGTAAAACATTAAAAAACCGCACTGGCTATGAGGAAAAATGGTACTACATACATGGATGGTCAAAAAATAGTCCTGACGAAGTTGCATATTTAAAAAACTTAGTTATTGATATATTGGATTACGACCCAATACGAGGTAATAAAGTACCAGAATTTGCAATGATTCGCAATGTATCGCCCACTAAATGCCCTCTATATGACGGTACGGTAAGAACACACTATATGATAACATCTTGGTTAATACACGCCAAGAAATCACTTATAAACACTTAATTAGCTCGAATTCGAGAAAATTAGGTGTTTTTTTTATTTCCAAAAATAAAGGAGGAATTAATTTGTATGAATTTGGTATAGGTTCAATGTTTGCAGTTCAAAATGATGGGACAAGCATTGAATTTGGAACATTACAAAATAGTACGTTTGGGTTTAGTTTTGATAAAAAGGAACTCTACGGACGTAAACAAATGCCTGTACATGTAGCACGTGGCAAAGGTAAGGCAGAAGGTAAAGCGGAATGGGCTGATATTAAAGCGTCTTCTGTTAATTTAATTTTAAATGGTACTGAAACTACTGGACAACGTATCGTTGCCGAACCGATTAATGCGGTAGTGCCAGATAGTTCACCATATACCGTTACAATTGGGACTATTCCTAATAGCGGTACTTTTAATGCATTACGTGTTGTATATGATGTAAGTGGCGATACTAAAAAGCCTATGACCTTAGTAACTGGAACTCCTTTAACTGGTCAATATGCTTTTGCAACTGTAGCGGCTGTAGCAGGAGCTAGAACGTATACTGTAACAACTAATTTTGTTGCTGACGATACCATTGCGGTTGGCGGTGTAACTTTAACAGCTAAAACAAGTGGCGCAACTGGATTACAGTTTAATATTGGTGCAACAATCGCCGATTCAGTTACTAACATCCAAACGATATTAGATGCAAATTCAACGGTAAACGCCATTTATACAGTAACTAAGCTTAGCGATACTTTTACGTTAACGGAAACAGTAGCAGGTGTAGGCAATACCCCAAGTACGGCTATTGTCGTAGGTACTGGTGTTGTATCTAGTGGCACAGCAACTACTAGCACTGCATCAACTAAGACTTTGACTTTTGCAGTGGCTGATATTAATAAAAAAGTACAATATCAGTATGATTATAACGTAACCACTGGTAAAACAATCACACTTACTAATAATATGATGGGTACTGCACCAACTTTCGAAGTTGAACTTTATACAGTACTTGACGGTCATAATATTACGCTTGTGTTGAATAAATGTACGACCGACAAATTAGACCTAAACTTCAAAAACGAAGATTATTTAATCCCATCGTTTAGCTTTAGTGCTATGTCTGATAGTTCCGACGTTATAGGAATGCTTTATCTCGACGAATGACAACAATACACTATTTAGTTAAATAAACTCTAAGCCCTGCCTTAATTGGTGGGGCTTTATTAATTTGAAAATAAGGGAGATTTTACACATGGAAACTCTTAAATATAAAGGGCAAGAAGTAGAATTTGGCGATAAAAAATATGTAATGCCAGACTTACCATATGTAGCATATGAAGAATTTGATGCATTTGAAAAAATTGCAAAGACAGTAATGTCCGTGGCTGAAATGGAAAGCGCTCCATTTTTAAAACCACTTAAAAAAGAAGTGTTTGCGAATATAAGAGAATTGTTGTACTTAGCAATTCGCCGTAACTATCCAGAATTAACCGAAGAAGAATTTAAAGATCAAATTAATCCCGGTAATGGACTTGCCGCTTTTAAGAAACTTGTTGACCGAGAAATAGAAATCCAAGGAATTATTAAACAGGTGACTGAAAAAAACGAGGAAACGCAGACGGAACAAGCAGACAAGAAGAAGAACCAGACCATCCAGAAATAAAAAAAATAAAACTTTTTGCTGAACTATCTGCGAACTTTGGATATACAAGAGATTACGTTAAATGGGAAATGTCTATCGTTGATGTTTATGGTTGTATTGACTATTTAGCCGACAATCCTCCTGCTGGTAAAATGCTAAAGCTATTCATGGAAGCACTTGGCAGTAGTGACGAAAAAAAATCTGTTAAGCAAACGAAAAAACCAACATTTAAAACCGAAGAAGAACGGCTGATGTGGGAAAAGAAACAACTTCGCAATTTAGTTTCTGACTTTGGTTGCGATTTAAGCAATCTTCCTAAGAAGCCAAAAAGAAAGATGGCTGACCTTTCTAAATTAGCTAAGAAAGGAGGTATATAATGGCTGATAATACAAACCTTGGCGAATATCGTGTAGTCGTCTCGGCTGATTTTGCGGGTTTAATTTCATCAATAAATAGTATTACGAATTCAGTCCAACAATCTGCTGACAAAATAGCCGCAACTATGAATACTATGACCGAAACGTCTACAAAAGGCTATAGCGGTATTGTTGCTAGTATGAAATCAATGGTTGACCAATCAAACCAATTGGCTGCTGTAAGTAATGCTACGAGCAATACAGGCAAATCTGCTGACGAAGCAAAAGAAAAGTATAAGTCATTACAAGCACAAGTAACGTTAGCTGCAAAAGAAGCAGATAAAGCTTGGCAGGGTGGCACTGGATTTACAGAAGCTAAAGGTAATTTTAACGATGCATTAAATTCTCTTGTTTCTTTTAAAAAGGAGCTAGGAACTCTTTCTGTAGGTTCGGAAAAAGGAATTTATTCTGGTTTAGCACGTGGAGTAGATGAAGGTAGCGCATCATTTAAGGTATTGACCGATAGAATTAAAGAACTAAATGCAGAACAACAACGGTTTAAAGAATCGACAACAATACCGAAAGTATCTAATGCGCCAACCACTGTTAGTGATGTTTCACCAGATCGTGAAAGAGCATTACAGGAAGAACAAAAGTTACGCCGTGCTATAGATCAACAACAACTTAAATCATATAACGACTATATTTCCGCAGAACAAAAATTACAAAATTCTATGACAGAACGAGAACGTTCGACAGAATTAGCCAACACAAAAGCGTATGAAGCAAATGCGGTTCAACGTGAGAAAGCTTTACAGCAAGAGCAAAAAATCCGCATGGCTATTGACAATATGCAACAAAAAAGCTATGCGAAATATCTTACTGACGAGCAAAAACTACAGTCGTTAATGACAAACCGTGAACGTGTTACTGAACTGTCTCAATCTAAACAATATGAAAGTTATGTTGCAACTAAAACCAAACAATTTCAACAGGAACAAGCTGAAATTCAGCGGCTTAATACATCATATGATAATCTTTATCGCCGTGTAGCTAGTTATGTTGATACTAATACAAAACTTTCAGCACAATCATTCACAAAAATGAAGTCCGATATGGATACGGTTACTGCTCAAATGGGAGCAAAAGGGGCAACACCTACTAAGGCAAGCCCGCTTTCTGGATTTTCTAATTATGGTGAATATGTTGCTGGTTTTGAAAACATTGATAAGTCAATTAAAAAAGCTAGTAATAGCGCACAATCATTTACTAATATTCTAGAAAAAATGAAAAGCCATGTATCGTGGATGGCAACCGCTGGACTTGTTGGTGCTGCTATTGCTATTCCAATGGAATCAGTAAGAGTTATAGCCGATATTGAACAGCAAATGGCTGGTATGATACAAACTTTACCCCAACTACATAATAATCAATCTGCTGTAAATGATGTTTCTAGGCAATTTATTGGCATAGCACAGCAATATGGTATGGAAGTAGATAAGATTATTGAAGCTGGAAAATTATGGTCGAGAGGATACAAAGAAATCGGAGATGTAATGTCTCTTACTGGATTATCTGCAAAATTGGCGATCGCTGATATGATGGATGTAACACTAGCAAACAGAGCTGTAGAATCAATTATCAATTCATACGGCAAGCAATCTGATGCAGTTAGTTTCGCTACTCATACCGTTGATTCATTTACCAACGTTGCACATAATGCACAATCAAGCGCAACCGATTTAGCCGAAGCATTAATGCGTAGTGGTGCTGCTGCTCATGTTGTCGGTGTATCTTTTGATACTACTACAGCTTTAGCAAGTACAATGATTAAGACTACAGGGCAAAGTGGTTCTATTGTTGGTAATGCTTTAAAATCTATTTTTTCTAGCATTCATTCTGATAAATCAATTCAAGATTTACAAAACCTTGGGATAGCTGTATATGACTTTGATAAAAGCGGTACTGCTCATTTTAGGGATGTTTCGAGCGTTATCACTGATTTAATGCTAACCGTACATGAGACAAGCCAAGATATGCAACAAGATTTAGAACATATAGCTGGCGGTAGACCTAAACTTGCCGCCTAGTACAGCGATGTACTACAAGAACAGGGTTTTATAACGGTTAAAAGCCTGAGGAGGTCAAGACCGTGGGAAATTATTATGCAAAATCAACCTTAAATATGATATAATATTGATATAGGCTAGACCGACGGGTCGAAAAGAGGTGCTCTCACCTCCTGCCTATATTATTATTGAGAGTATCATTGGAGAGGATGATAAATATGGCACAAAAGATTTGTCCTACTTGTGGAGTTGTCTTTGAAAGAAAGTACAATAGACAAGTATACTGTTCTATTGATTGCAAACCTAAAAAACGTTTAATTATTGGAGATAAAAAATGTTTAGTTTGCGGTAAAGAATTTGAAATAGCTTCTTCTAATCCAGATAAAAAGTTTTGTGGATTAGAATGCCGAAGAAATGGCAGACCATATAAAAAGACTTGCATTATATGTGAGAAAGTTTTTATGGCTAATAATTCTTTAGCGCAGTATTGTTCAAAGGATTGCAGTCGTTATAATCCAAAAGATATTAAGTTCTGTAAATATTGCGGTAATAAATTTTATAACCGGAAAGATAAGGATACTGAATATTGCAGTTTGGATTGTAGGAATCACGATGCAACAGTAGAAACAGAAATAGGGCATTGCCAATATTGTGGTAAAGAAATGAAAATTTATCCCCATCACAAAACACATCATAGAGGTAAATACTGTAGTGTAAAATGCCAAATTATTGGCGGTTCAAGCAATACTGATATTGAATTAATGGTTAAAGAATGGCTAGACCTTCATAATGTTAAATATATTTTTCAATATAATTTTGGTAAATATTATCCAGACTTTTATATTGTTGATGCAAATATATTCCTTGAGGTACAAGGAGATTATTGGCACGGTAATCCAGAAATATATAAACTAGAAGATTTAAATAGCCAACAGATTGACCACATGAACCGAGATAAAAGAAAGTTTGGATACTACAAAAAATACCGAATGAAGTTTTACGAATTATGGGGGAAAGATATAAAGAATGATTTAAATTCTTTAATGACTACAATTAAAGAACTTGCATAATAAACCCCGAGAGACTGACATAACCCCCTCTCACGTAGAGGAAGATACAGTCCGAACTATCGCATAACCTAATAATAAACGATAGAGCACGGCAGAAATGACCGTGCCTTTTCTATGCCCAAAAACATAGAAAAAGTAACAATATGAAGTTCCAATGGGGTCGTGCCGCTGCCATGTTCGGTTCATATGCTGACTTTATTAAATCATACAATCTATCTATTAATTCTGGCGGTATGGCTGAGACACAAGTCGCAGCACAACTTGATACAATCAACCGTAAAATAGAACAAGTTAAGGCTAGCATGGAAGGTCTTTTAGTCAATACAGGCAATTCTGGTTTAGCTACAGGTATTAAAGGAATGCTTGATGTTATAAACGACTTCTTGAAAGGGTTACAAAAAATACCTGCTAGTGCTTATCAGATTGCAGGAGTTACCGCGATTGCTGGCACAGGTTTCTTAGTTTTATCTAAAACATTATCTTTTTTAAATGCTGGATTGATTGGATTAAGCACAGCATTAAAAACCACCGCAGTAGTCGAAACCGAAGGAACAGTTGCTAGTGGTGTAAAAAGCGCAGCTTTAGGCGTAGAAACAGTAGCTACTAATGCAGCCACTACAGCTACTGGTAGATTAGGTATAGCTGCAACCGTTGCAACAGGCGGATTAAACTTAATAATAGGTGCTTTAATTGCCGCCGCTGCTGGTGGTGCTGTATACGCTACAGCATTAGGTTCGTCTGATACTGCAGCAGAAAATACTATACAAAAGAATAACGATTTAATTGCCGCTAAAAAACAAGAAATTGAAATGAACCAAAAGCAAGTTGAATTCATTGGTACTCTTGGACAATCATATATTAAGCTTCAACAAAATTTAAAAGATGTCGGTAACGATGAATCTAAAGCGACTCAAATCAAAAAAGATTTAGGCGCAACGGAAGATGAGCTCGCAAAAATTGTAGGACAAGATGGGCTTGAAAGGATTACAACATCTGACAATATCCAAGAATCTATTAAATTAGAACAAGAAGCTCATAGTAAAAAAAGTTCTTCAATTCAAGGGGAAATAAAAGATCTTATAAATCAACAAGTACAATATACTAACAACCAAATTCAATTAACACAAGATAGAATAGATGCTTTAAAATCAGAAACATCCGCATGGGGTTTATTAGCGCAAGCACAACAATTAGCTATGAATACATACGCTGGTTTTGTACAAGGCGAGATTGATTTTAATAATGCTGCATCAAATATTGTCGGTAAAGATAACTATCAAGCGTTGGTCGGAAAAGCTAGCGATAACGAAGCATTACAAGCGGAGTTAGATAGATTAGCTAAATGGAAACCTTCTTCCGTAACAGAGGAAATAGATGCTTTAACGCAAAAAATGACTGATTTAAAGATGCAAGCTAATAAAACGGAATTATCTGGATATGGTTCTGGAAGCGAAAATAGAATCGGCGGTAACGAAACTACACCATACGAACCTAAAGGCAAAAAAGGTCGCAAAGAAGGTACAGGAGAAACCGCATACCAACAAGCTAAAAAAGCATATGAAGAAGCTGTTGCAGCGGCTAAATACCAATCAGAAGCAGTAGATGGCAAGAAGTTTACTTCAAACGATCAATTATATCTATATAGTTCCATGCTTGGCGATGTTCCTAAAACAGACAATAAAAATCACCAAGAAACGTTAGACTTCCAAAAAGGTCAATATGAGTTGATGACCAAAAAACAAAAGGAACAATTAGATTTACAAAAAGCGCAACTTGAAACAGCTATTGCAGAAGAAAAAATTACTAAACGTGATGCTTTTGATAAAGAAATTGAAATGCTTACTACTATTCGCGATAAAGCACTTCTTAACTCTACAGAACGCGAACAAGCTGAACAAAATCTTTACAAAAAGATCAAAGAGCGTAATGATTACGAAATGTCAATCGCTAAAAAACGAGCCGAAATAAACAAGCAATACATTACTGATATTCAAGCATTGATTGACAAGCAGATTGAGTATAACGAAAAAGTAGGACTTATTAGTAAATCACAGGCAATTGCTTACAAAGTTCAGCAAAATGAGTCTACTTACAGTCAAAAGAGTGCTGAAAATGAAAAAGCTATAGGTGGGATGGTTAACCCTAAAGAGGGCAATGCTGATGATATGATTGCCGCCTATCGTGCTTACATTAATGCAAAAACAGATTTAGATCGTGCTGATACTGAAAAGCAAATAGAAGAATTATCAAAAGATTTTATCAAAACACAAGAATTCTTGGCTAAAGGCGAACAGATACAAGCTGAATACGAAAAGAAAAAGCGGGACTTAAGTCAAGAAACTTTTGAGTATGTTAATCGTTATGAAATTGCGGCATTGACATCTTATAAGTCTGGACTTGAACAATCTCTAAATGGGATATTGAATAAAACAATGTCTTGGGCGCAAGCGATGAAAAATATTTTTAGTAGCATGTGGAAAGGTGTAGCTAGTCAATTTTCTACTGATTTTACGCAAAAGATGACTAAAAACTTAACTCAGCTTGTTTATGGTAAAAAAGATACAAAAGACAACAAGCAAGGTTCTGGCGCAAAAAATAATCAAGTAGCACAAGAAAAAGCAGTACAGAACCAGCTTACTTCCGTTGTTCAACAAGGCGTAACGCAACGAGCATCTTTAAAAACTACTCAAAATGCTACTGAAATTGCAACAGACCAAGTTAAAAACACAACAGAAATTACAGCAAATGCTACTAAAAATGCCGCAGTGACAGCTAGTGACCAAGAAGCAAATGCAAATGCAGTCAAAGGGACTCAATTAGCAATGATGCAAATGCTTGAAATGATGGCGATAATGTGGGCGATATCAGCATTGTTTGGCGGTGGCGGTTCTTCTACTTCTGAAAGTACAAGCTCTGTAAGCCTTGGAAGAAGTCCGAATAGCTACTATCAAACTCCTACCCCTGTATCGCAAATTACCGTTCCTAGTTTTGATATAGGGGCGCAACAATTACCAGAAGATACATTGGCTATGGTTCACAAAAATGAAATGATTTTAACACCAGACCTAGCGGATAATATTCGTAGTCTTGGTAGTGGTAATTCTAGTAGTGGCAATAGTCGTACGCGTACAGGAAATACAACATTTAATGTAAATGCTTCTGCTATTGATGGTCGAGGCATGAAGCATGCCTTAAATAATTCAAGTCGCGATATGGCAACAGTAATAAATAAAGAATATAGAAATTTTAACCGTCCTAATAAATAGGGCGGTTTTCCCTTTTAAGGGGGTTAATTATGAGTGATTTAGTTTTACCAATATTCCGCGGCCTGACATATCCAATAATAAAAACTAATAATTGGAGCACTATTCAGCAAAAAGGAATGACAGGTATTCCAAAGTTTTTACAACTTTATACATATCCATTTTATAGTTTGAAATTACAATTTGAATATTTAGAGGATAGTAACGACCAAAACGATGATATACATTCGTTGATGGGATTTTATAATCGCGTTGGCGGCTCAGGACAAGACTTCTTATTTGCCGATCCGTTATTCGAAGATAATACGGCAACTAATCAAGTTTTTGGCGTGGGGGATGGGCAAAGTACTAGTTTTCGCTTAGCTCGCACTTATGGAGGTTTCACCGAACCTGTTTTTGGCATTACGGCTAAACCAATTATTACGATTGCCGGAGTAGCAACAACTGATTTTACTTGGGATACTACTGCATTAATAACTTTCCCTAGCATTGTCACTTCTGGCGCAGAATTAGCATGGTCTGGTCAATGGTATTATCGTTGCCATTTCAAAAACGATACTAGCGAATTTCAACAAATATTTTATGGCGGTTGGTCACTGGAAGAGTTGGAATTAGAAACGGTGAAGCTATGAAAACAGCATCTACAGCTCTTCAAAATTTATTTACAGAATATATGTTGGGTAAGCGGCGTACTTGGTATATTGCAGAATTGTATATGTTTAAATTAAGTAGCGGACAAACGTTATTATATACAGGGCATGATACAACATTAAGTATTGGCGGTAATATTTACGAACATTGGCCCATTGATCATGGCGATATAACTGAAGAACGAGGAATAAAGGTTTCCGATACAACAATTGATATATATTTTAATCCTTTCGATAAAATTACAGGGCTTGGCGTAACTTGGTATCAAGCATTACAAAGTGGTGCTTTCGATGATTGTACAGTTAGCATTGACCGTTTGTATTCTCCTGACCCTTGGAGTTATATCATGCCTAATATTTCAAGCAACTATGTTTTAAAAGGGCGTTTTGTTGGACGGATGGATACCGATGAATTACGTTTTACTTCCGCAACATTAACGGTAAAATCGGCACTTGAATTATTAAATACGCAATTGCCTAGAAACTTAATGTCACCGTCTTGTTTAAACACATTTGGTGATTTTATGTGTGGCATCAATAAGGAAAATCTTGGCGTAACATTTACCGCACAGGCAGGCAGTTCGAAAACTAGTATTGTTTCTACTTCTACTGGTAGCGGTTATTATACACAAGGAACAATCGTTGGTATTACTGGTGCAAATATAGGCGTTACAAGGACAGTCAAAGTCTTTACTTCCGGTGTTGCTTCTTTGTTTCATCCTTTTAATCTAGCTGTCAGTGTTGGTGATACTTTTAGGATTTATCCCGGATGTAGTAAAACAATTACAGCATGCCAAGGATTTAACAACTTAGCTAGATTTAGAGGAATGCCATTTATCCCAGTTCCAGAAACTTTATTATAGGTGGCGATATTATATGACAGGACAAGAAAAGTTAGAACGTGAAAATTTAATAAAAGAATTGTTAACGTGGGAAAACACGCAATACCATCCAGAAGCTAGAGTAAAACAGGGTGGTTGCGATTGTGGTACATTAATTCTACAGTCATTTGAAAACGTTGGATTAATAGAACATATTGATTTACCTCATTATGCCCAAGATGTGGCATGTCATTGTGCTGTACCTACTTATTTAATGAAGATTAAAGAGTATTGTCGAGAAGTAGAAAGCGAACCGATTAAAGGTGATATTATTGTTTATCACTTTAAAGGAGCTAAAGTACCTCACCATGCGGCTGTGTGTATTGACAATGAGTTTATAATTCACAGTTATACAAGACAAGGTGTGATTCGTTCTAACCGTAGAGGGTACAAACAATATGAAGTTGGAATTTATCGTTTTAATAAATGGGCTGGTGAGTAAATGGGTAGTTTATTTGGCGGTAGTAGTAGTGTAAGTACAACTGCATCTAGGGTGTCAACATTTAATGTAACTGAATCTTCGTATGGAAAGCCAATTAGCCTTTTGTTTGGAACTAACCGTGTTTCTGGCGGAATGCTTGATTGGTCTGATTTTGTCGCAATTGCTCATACTACAACCACTGAATCTGGCGGCAAGGGTGGTGGTGGCGTAACATCATCAAATACAACCTATACTTACACTGTAGCCGTAGATATTTGTTTAGGTGAAGGGCAATGTACTAACGTAGGTAAGATATGGAAAAGCAAAAGTGTAACAACTTTGGGAGCAGAAGGGCTGACATTTTTCAATGGTTCAGTAGGTCAATCTCCTTGGGGGTACATGGTATCCAAACATCCAGAAAAAGCACTAGGGTATTCTGGAATATCTTACGTTGCTGGCGTAGTAGACCTAGGCGATAGTGCTAGTTTAGCTAATTATAATTTTGAAGTATATGGATTATGCCAAGATCAATATGGTACACCATCCAATGAATTGACTTATCAATATGCATACCAACAAGAAATTGAAGTAAGCAACTTTGTTGCTAATATCGCCGTATATGAGTATTCATATCCTAATAGTTATATAGAACTTGACAGCCGATATTATACTATTACACAAAAAAAAGATAGTTATGGTAATAATATTGAAAATGTTTATATTTATAAGTTTAATTTTGACGATAGGGACGATGGGTACGATAGAGAAGATCCATTAGCTATAAAAATCAGTTATAAAGCCGTTTCTAACTCTGTTCAATATACTCCAAGAGATGCAAATCCACGAGATGTAATCTACGAATTAGTAGCTAACCAAGTATTTGGTTGTCAGTTTCCTACTGACTATATTCCTGATTGGTCAGACTATAGTAATTATTGTAAAAATAATTCGCTCCTATTGTCACCTTCCATCACTTCACAAACACAAGCTAGTGATATTATCACTGCAGCTTTAGAAGCTACAAATTCCGATGCTGTATGGTCGCAAGGAAAGCTTAAACTCATACCTTATTACGACAGCTTAAATCCAATATATGACATAATAGACGATAATATTATAGGACAAGAAGACAATACTATTGTTATTACTCGTAGCCGACAAGCAGATGCTTACAATATTCAACCACTTGAATTTTCGGATAGAAACAACGATTATAATACCGATACTGTCTATGCAACCGATCAAGGACATATTGACCAATATGGTATAAGACAAGCTAGCACGAGCTCACATAAAGAAATTACTTCTAAGGCAGTAGCACAAGCAGTAGCACAAAACATTTTACAAAAACAGCTTTATGTTCGTAATCAATATGTGCAAAAATTAGGGCAAGAGTTTGTATTGCTTGACCCTATGGATGCAGTAACAACAGCTTGTAAACTTGCAGGACTTGACGAAACCGCAGTAAGAGTTGTTTCCATTAAAGAATCAAAAGAAGATTACACTTTAGAAATTACTTTCGAAGATAATCCTAGCGGTACTCATTCAGCTCCAACTTATGCTACCCAAGACGCAACAAGAGCAAATGTTGATTATAACGCCGACCCGGGCAATGCAAACGACCCTATTATTTTCGAGCCACCTGCACAAATTGCCAATACAATGACTTTGTGCTTGGCTACCGCTGGAGGTTTTATTTGGGGTGGATGTAGCGTTTGGGCATCTTATGACGACAAAACTTATAAAAGAATTGGGCGAGTAACAGCACCGTCACGTCATGGGGTATTAACCAAAGCGATTAATCAAGGATATTCTAATGATATAGTCAATACTTTGAGTGTGAATTTATCCATTTCTCGTGGCGAATTACTTACATCGTCAGAAGCTGATGCCGAAAGTAATAATACTCTTTGTTGGGTTGATGGTGAAATTATAGGTTATCAAAATGCTACATTAACCGCAACTAATCAATATGATTTAAGTAAGTTGACACGTGGCGTTTACGGTTCAGATATCGAATCACATTTGGCAGGTTCAAGGTTTGTTCGACTTGACGATGCTATATTTAGATATACTTACAAAACAGAGGACATAGGGAAAAAGCTTTATATAAAACTAACTAGTTTCAATGTGTTTAATTCGGCTGAACAGTTACTTTCAGACGTTGAACCTTACACATATACGATAGAAGGTACTGACGCAATAGATGCGCCTAGTTTTACGGTAACACAAGATGGCGAAAATCTTATTGCTAAACTTGATTCTAGTATCAGTAACCAATACTATACTTACGAATTAAGAATCGGTAACACTTGGGGAACTTCTTCGCTCGTTGGAAGGTTCACATCAAATTCATATACGTTTGCAGCTCCATCCGAAGGGACGCTTACTTTTTGGCTGAAAGCAATAGATGGTAAAAATAACTATTCAAAAACGGCAGGTAGAGCAATTGTAAATGTAGTTAATTTGCCAGTAAAAAACATTATCTACGAACGCACCGAAGATATGAGTACATGGGTAACACAGGGGATGTACTTGAATTTAGATAATACGTACTGTTTAAATACAACGGATATTCTTGGCGATTATGACATATTTGCTGATATATTTGAACATCCTTTTTATTTTGTTGCTGGTGCATCAATAACATTCCCAACTATTGATTTAGGTGAAAATATTATTGATGATAGTTGCTACTATATATCGCATGATGGAACATTGAAACTTTTAAGCACTGATACGCTTGGAGATTATGAACTATTCGCTGATATATTTAGCGGTAAACCATATGAATATATGACACCATCTTATGCTAAAGACACTTTTGTTGGCGTAAATGTAGATTATACATACACTGGAAATGCTTATATTGATATTGAATATAGAGTGTCTCTTGATGGGGTTGCTTGGAGTGATTGGATATCTATAAGCAATAAACAATTCTCTGGAAGGTATGTGCAAATTAAATTGTTGCCAACTAGCTCAGATGGAATGGGACAGGTATTTATTACAGGCGCAAGTGTGGGTATTGATGTTCCAGATATTGAAGAAGTTATTGAAAATAAAACTATTGCTGCTGAAATTACTCGATTTACTTACGTTAAGAAATTTACAGAAGTACGCTCAATTGCACCATATACGCAAGATATATCTGGTGTTCAAGCAACTTGTTATATTGTCAATCAAACCAATGAGTATTTCGATATGTGTATATTAGATGCAAACGGTGCAATGATCACAGGTAAATTACAGAAAGCAATAATTAGGGGGTATTAAAGAATGGCAATTACACCACTTACAGACGGAACAAAAAGAAATGTTGCAATTGAAAATTTAAACGCACATAACCATACCGAAGGACTTGGGGCGCAAATACCAACGGCAGGGATAGAAGATAGTGCAGTAGTAGAAACAAAACTAGCTGTTTTATCGGTGTCAACAGGGAAAATACAAGATAATGCAGTAACATTGCCTAAACTGTCAGCAAGTTTGCAAGAAACAATTACGGCTGGCGGTAATGGGGTTAGATTAGGCATTGGTGATTTTATATCTAGTGGCTTAGATGTTGATTCAATTTCCGGTCTTAATATGACGGTTAATAGTGGTTATGCAAGAATTAACGAAACAACATACCAATTAGCTAGTAATTCTACGATAACATTGCCAGCGAGAAGCACATCATTAGTATGCTTAAATGCAGGCACAACACCAACAGTAACATCAACACTAGCGACAATACCAACATCATATATTGACAATAATACAGTAGCTTTTTGGGTGTTTAATCAAACTACTAGTGGCGCAGTTATTCCTAATAGTGCGGTAGGAATATCAAGTATAGCAGTGGCAAACGACTTAACGCCAAATGGTGGTATTTCTAGTGTTGATGGATGGACTGATTACGCATTAAAGCCAGATGGTAGCACGGGATACTTTGTAAGTAACAATTATACAAATATTCCAATAGGTGCTTCAACACGTCAAATTGATATTGCTTTTCTTGCGGTTACAAACAGTACCACACAAACTCTTTGTAGCATGGGCGGTACTACTTCAACTTATACTACAGTTAGAATAAATCCCAGTAATAACATTGAAATAATTGTAAACTCAACTTTATGTGATACTAAATATACGGTAACTACTGGTAGTTTTTATTTAATATCTATGTTATATAATGGTACAACACTTTATGTATATGTAAACGGAATGCTAGTGTATTCATTGGCTATCACTTGGGCTTCAACAGCATCAAATGTTTACATACATAGAGCATCAATAGGAACAACATATTTTTCCGCAAGTACAATAGATTATGTAGAAATTCGCAATGCTATTCGGACAGCTCAACAAATTGCACAAATATCAAACAAACTTATGTTACCTTGTTTTTACAATAAAAATAGTGCAGTAGCCCCAACAGTTCCTAGTACATTTGCTTCGACTTATCATGAATATTTATTTAGTGAGTCAAGTGGTACAAGCGTTGCGGATAGCAATACGACAAGCCCACTCAATGGCGCAGCTACAGGATCAACGATTGTTGACTCTGAAATAGGTTTGACAAAATCGAGGAAATTTGCAGGAGCAGGAAATATTTCTGTCGGTAATTTTGCTTGTGCTTCAGTATTTAGTTATATTGGAGTAGTTAATATCCCCTCATATGGTACAGCCCAATGCTTGTGGAGTAATCGCCCTAGTGCTAGTGGAGCAGGAAACATGTTATGGGTGAATACTAGTGGATATTTATGTTTATATAATGCTAGTACAAATTATGTATTAACAAGTACCCCTATAACTACAGGAACACCAACTTTTGTAGCTGTAGCAATCAATGGGACTACTGCAAAGGTGTATATAGGTTCACCGCAATCTCCAACAGTTAGTACAATTACAACACTAAATACTACAAGTAATACAGCTTATTTAGGATATGATGCTCCTGGAAATTATTTTACTGGGATACTTGAATACGCTATGTTTGGCAACTTTGAACTAACACAAGCAGAAGTAGCACGATATTACACTGCGCTCATGGCAACAGGACGTAGATCAATTATTGATGATGTGCTACCAACTAATTCCGTTGCACTAGCTTTCGCAAGAACAAATAGCAGTGAAATTATTGAGTATAACGATGCTGATTACTGGACAGGTAGACGCGAAAAAGCTGTAGGCGGTAATCGTGAGAAGTTTTTAGGATGGCAGTCGTTTAGTGGAGCAGTAACTTTAGATTGGGAAAGTGTAAATCCATTCAAGGGAACTAGAAACATTAATTTTGATAGTTATTGGTCACAGGATGCTATAGGTACAAATAAAGGAAAAACAATAGAGTTCTTTAATAATGGCACAACTAGCTATGGATGTTTACAGGACCCTAGCCCGAACACCGTTTTGCGATTAAACGTAATGCCTGGGGGCGCTGGTCGTATGTATGGTGCATATCAAACATCTGGTTACATTGGATGTTATGCAGAAGTCTTGGAGGATGATTAAATGAGTCAATATTACAATACAAACACAAATACATTGCAAACTATGCCACCTTGGGGAAATGGTTGGGTAAATAATGATACTAAACAAACCTACTACGATAATGGTTGGGAATTAAAAGATAATTATTTTACGCCACCACAACCGCCAGACAATACATATACTTGGGATGCAACAACAAAAGCTTATGTACTAGACAAACATTTAGCTAGGATAGCCCTTGATACTGAATACGATGCTTATAACGTTCAAAATATGAAAGCATATATGGGAGCGTTAAAACGTGGAGATACAGCTATGGCTGCTACAATATTAGCCGAAGGGTCAGCTTTAAATACAGAATATTATACAAAGAAAGAGGCGTTAGTATGAGTGATGCTGTTTCATATACTCCAAGATGTGATTTTTGTGGATATCCAAAAGATGCAAACGGAATATGCACAAACCCTACTTGCGGTAAAAGTATAGTTTCGGAAGATACTACAAAAACGGAGGGTTAATATGTACGTATCAAGAACAATCGTATATCTTGCAATACTAATTATCTCAATAGCATTATCGTATCGGATTATCAAACCAGTGGTTAAAAGTTATGTACCTATAGTTATCAATGTGCTTTTTGGTGACATATCAACTGAAATTTATCCAGCGTTAACTAAAGCAGGGATAACAATGAGTGAGTCGCAAAAGAGAGTTTTTGAAGATGAATTAAAACATAATCACAACGCACTTGGCTTTAAAAGGAAGGAATGAATTATGTGACATATGAAAATGCATTACCACTAATTGATAAAGCGATAAGTACGCCAATCACAATTTTAATTTGCCTTTCATTTATTGGATTGGCTATTTATTTTGCAAAAAAATTACCACCTATATTATCAACACAAAACGTACTTATTGCGAACAATACAAAAGCTACAGAATCAATGAGTAAATCAGTAGATATGTTAGGTAATGTCCTGCAAAATATGGTAACTAATTATGCTGTGCATGATGAAGGTCAAAAAGCATTACGAAACGATGTAAATGCAATTCAATCTAATGTATCTGATTTAATTGAGAACTCAGTAACTAAAAATGAATTGCTTAATCTACAAAATAATATGCAGAATCGTTTTGATACCGTGATTACCAATATGCGAAGGTAGTCGCGGTATTTTAATTTAAGAAAATGGAGGAAAATATAGATGTTAATTGTAATTAATCCCGGTCATTGCCCCGGTGAAGATTCTGGCGCAGTTAACCAAAATACAGGCTTACAAGAAGCTGACGTTGTTCTAAATATCGGCAATTTGCTTGCTGGATATCTTGAAAATGTTGACTATGAAACAAAGATCGTACAACTAAATGATTTAAATGAAATCTGTGACGTGGCTAATGGCTGTGGAGCAGATTTATTTATTTCCCTACATTGTAATGGTGCAGAATCAACACAAGCTAACGGCACAGAAACTTGGTACTATGACCAATCAGAAGAAGGGGAAAGCCTAGCGTATTGTATTCAAGAACAAATCATCAATTCATTAGGCACAACTGATAGAGGTATTAAATCAGCAGTACCACACAAAAATGGTTTGTATGTTTTGACTAATACGAATATGACAGGCGTTTTAGTCGAAACTGCATTTATTACAAATGATTCTGATGAACAATTGCTCGCTGACCGTCAAGATGATTTTGCCAGAGCTATTGCAAGAGGAATTACCGATTATATCAAATGAAAGGCAGGTGATTAGATGGACAAATTAGTCTTAGGCTTTGTTGGTGGCGATACAAATATAGATCGTGCAATTAAGTTCTTTTCTGACTCTGAATACTATGACATAACGCATAGTTTTGGAATCTTATTTAATTCCACGCTAGAAAGTACAGGCTGTAAAGAAGAAAGCGACCCTTATGCTGGCGTTTGGTTGCATGACCCCGAAAAGTATATAAACAACTCTCATGCAAGATTTATAGAAATAGAGATACCTAACATGAAAGCATTAGAAAAAGATGCTAGAAAAATGTTAGGTTCTTTTTATTCTATCGGTTCTTGTATTGCCTACTTCTTGAAAAAGATTGCCAATATTGACCTTCCAGACTTCATGCGTACTTGTGATTGCTCAGAGTTGTGGACTCAATTAGTACGATCTGGTGGTAGAACTGTTTTAAGAAAGTATAAGCAGAATCAAGTATCACCGCTAATGCTTTTCAAATGGTCAATGCAAAATGGCGGTAAAGATGTAACACCAAGATATAGAAAGGTGGTGGCTTAATTATGAACTGGCTAAAATCAGCATGGGTAAAAATTCGTGATGCAACGTATAACGCAGGAGCGGCTGCAATTGGAGCTAGTATTGTGAATGCGATAAAAAAGAAGGGGTAATATGCAATACATAACACCTTATATAACACCAGTTTTAAAATGGTTATTGCCATATTTTCTAAAACTAGCTGACAAGTATTTGCCGGAACTTTTAGAAGATATCATAAATAAAATTAAAAATAATAAAAAGAAGGATGATGTTAAAATGTCAGAAGAAAACACAACTACAGCAACAACAGTAACTAGCGAGGTAGCTGCAACGGTAGCACCTGTAGTCATTGATGCGGTCGAAGAAAAGAAAGATGAATTACTTGCAAAATTAAAAGCAGAAATTACAACCACATCTAGCTCATATGTAAAATTTAGGAATACAATGTATATTGCGTTGCTAAATGGTGCAGACGATTATTTAGTTGAAAAGTTAATGGAAAAACTAGCTAAACTATAGTAAAAATCCCCAGCCTATTAATTTAGGTTGGGGATTTTTTTATTTTAGAAGGAATAATCAATGTTTTGCAGAAATAAACTACAATGTTTTAATAATATTAGTACTAAAAGGAGCTGTGTCATATGAGAGTAAATTGTTTTTTATGCGGTAAACCACAAAATGCACCAGAAACCGATACTTTG